CTTGGATGTTAAAAGATGAATCATGAACATTGATGCGACCTGAGCGAGCAATTCTTAAAACTTTGCCTGCTGCTCTGCCACCTGATGATTGCCATGAAACCATGTCACCAACTGAAACCGCTTTGTTAAAAGGTAAATCATTTAGGGCTTTGTTAATTGCAAAACCCAAACGACGCTGTGCTTCCATAACCATTGACTTTGCATAACCGCTCAAACCCTTAAAACCAAACTTTTTTACATCTGCCTCAATCATTTTGAACTCGTCCTCGTCCATACCAGCCAAAGGTCCTTTGCGGAGTTCGCCTAAAATTTTGAGGTCTTTTTTCATTTATTTTCTTCCTTCTTTGGCTTTTTCTTTGAGGGAGACATTATTGTATCAACATGTACATCGGAGACTGTTGGGTCGCCTTTTTCAACATCAATATCGACAAATAATCTCTCGGCTTTTCCGCCAATAGAGTATCCACGAATCTTTCCTTCGCTTACCATTTCCCAAGCCCAAGGCTCCCAAATAACTCCTAGGAAAACTGTGTTAGGCGGATAGGTATGTTGCATCTCTTGACCCTCAGGAGTTTTGATTGGAACTGTTAGTGAATATGGAAAAGCCATGACTTCTACCCATTCACCAGCAACAACATCTTTATTATGTTGTAAACGAATACGGCGGTCATTGCTTCTTACATAATCCCAAACTGCTCTTTGTAATTCATCTGAATCTGTCCATTCTCCATGAGCATCTTCCATATCAGGGATATACATAGCGCCAAGTGTGTAACGCTTTTCGCCCTCGGCTTTTTGTAAATCAAATTTACCTAAAGCCTTTGTAGCCTCTTCGGTAAATGCTTGAGGAAAAATTTGACGGGCTACATCTTCACTAAGTTCCTGAAAATCGCCTTCGCCTTGAGTTAAATATCCAACAACATCTGCATCAGGATTATTTACCCAAGAATTTTTTCTTGAATCCCATCTGTCTTCGGTAATAGTGGTATTGCCTACTTCGAAACGATAGATGTTTACCGCTTCGTTGTTTGCGCCTAGTTTTGCAAAATACCGCATACGGCTACACCCTCTCTCGTTATTCTCCATATTATATCAACCCCAGTTGATTTTACCAAGCCAGCCTGTTGAGCAGTCTCAAAAGTTTGCACAACTAGAGTGCCAATACTTAAAAGTTTGCCCATATTGGCAGGGCGTGGAATGGATTTAGCAGTTTCGGTCATTTTGTCCCAAAGATTTCTGCGTTCATTGTCATCTTTTGATACACGATATTTTTCGTAATCATCATGTAATCCAACTTCTTTAATTTTATGAGATGTTGGAGTATGTAATTGAAGTTCTACTTTGACGCCTTCTTTGCTTAACTTAATGTTGGTGCCATCATAAGGGTCACCTGCTTGCCAAAAGTTTTTAACTGATTCAACTTTCCAACCAGTTTCTTTTAATGTGTCAAGAGTTTTTTCTACACCGTCTGTGTAATCAGATTCATCAACATTTAATGTATAGCGAACTGCATCAGAAATTGCGTTAGCCGCTTTCTCCCTATCGCCACCATGGTCTTTTTCTGCATCTGCATCAATCTTGCGAGCAAGAGAATCAGTAGATTTAAGTCTTTCCGTTAAAGAACTTTTGCCATCTACCTCAGCGAAATCCGCATTGATATTTTTAGCAATACCTTCCATCAAGCCTGTAATTACTGGCTCAACTGCCTCAGCATCTCTTCGTAATCTCTCGGCTTGCTTAACTGCGTCAGGGCTTCGTTCTGCACTTGGCTTTTTGTCAGGTGATAAAGCGGGACGACCATTTGAACTCTCATCTTTTCCACTACCAACTCCAGTAGCCCAACTTCCGTGGACGGATTGGTCTTCGTGTCCTTCATGTTTTTTTACCCCTTGTTGATTTTCGTATCTTGAAACCATTGCTTCAGCCCAAGCGAATCCTGCATCGCCACCCCAAGCGTCCCATGCAACTCGACCACCACTAGGAAAACCTTCTTCGCCACGATTAAAACCTTTTGCTTTTTTATCAACTTCATGGCGTGAGAAGAAAGACTTCATACGCTTTAGAGTTTGAATAGATACTGCTTCGCCTCGGGCTAATTGACCTGCTCGAACTCGACCAGTTGAAGTAAATCCTTGACCTGCAAAACCTTCACCAATCCACTCGATTGCTCTTTGAGCCGCTTGTCTTACAGACTTTGGTGGCGTGTAAGTATCATCGGCTTTGAACATGTGCATTTGGCGCAAACGGTCTTCAGCCTCTTCTTTTGTTTCATAACTTCCAAATTTCTGAGTTCCCTCTTCGTTGTAAACAACCCATTTACTACCCTCTTGTTGAATCCGTTTTTCAACTGGCTCAATACGCATTTGATAGCCATGGATAGTCAAAAAGGTTTTTATATTTCCAACGATGTCGCCCGTGGATTTAATAACATCAAGAACTGTATCGGCTGATAATCCACCAATACTTGTCAGGTCTACATTATCGATTGAATCAATTAAAATCTCGTACTTATCCCAATCATCTTGGGGGCGTTCCATCTTGCGCCTAGCCATCTCATTGAGGATGGTGTGGTGAACCTCGATAGTTGCAGGGGTAGCCTCAGACTTATGGACACGCTCATGTAGCGCATTGAGTTTCTCAGCGCTTAGATGAATAAGTTTCGGTGCTATATCCGCCATGTTCTAAGAATAGCGCACACTATTCTGACTGCGGTTTATTTCCTTGAAGTATGGTTGAAATCTGAGCCATAATCTCAGACTCGTCTTTATCGGATGCTCCAGTCTCAGAGGTAAATTCCACCTTCTCAGACCATTTTGCATAAGCCTCTTGGATAGCCTTTTGTGTCTCTCGTCTATTCATAATCTAATTATACCCCAGTTTAGTTCTTTGCGCTACTTGGTGCTGGCTTTTCACGGGCTGTTCCATCATAAACCAATCCATCCCCGTCAAGGTCAATAGGACCTTGTAAGAGTTTTTGTCCCTCAGCGGTTAATGACTTCGTGTATTTCATTCTCAAGTCATACATCAATTCTTTACCAGCCCAAGTACCAACTTCTTCTGCTTTTTCTTTTGAATATCCAATGTTTGCAAAATGAGCAGGTAGTGGGAAGTCATCTGCTTTCAAATCTTTGACTGAACTAAAAGCGGGATACTTATATCCGCTTTCATCTTCAAAATAAGGGCTGTATTCGTTTGTTGCTCTTGACATTAAATTATCAAACTCAATTCTTTCGGGAGAACCCTCTTTGAACCAGCCACTATCCTCATCGACCATAGAAGCAACTCTTTGAGAAATGTTATCTAAGTTTTCTGAAACTCTGTCAGGCTTCCAGTCATACCCCGCTCTAGCCCAATGGCGAGCGCCGTCCCATGCTGTTCCAACTTCGATGAAACCAAAACCTTTAGCGGTATACCAAGCCTCTGATTGCTCAATAAACTCTTTACCAAAACCCGTACCTTGGTATTCATCATCTAACCTCAAGACTGCGTGTTCAACATTCCAAACTCCGTCTTTTTGAAAAATGCGTCGCTCAAACTCTCCAGCCAAATTTCCATCGTCACTAATAACATCTCCACGAATATAAATGTTGTAACCGTCGGCGCTAACATCGCCAACATTCGCACTTAGGGTTACTTCTCTTCCATCTCTAGTTGTTCCAGTATGGCTTACACCGTAAACATCTTGGAATGAATCGATTGATTCTTGAGGGTCAAAAGAATCTCCCTCGCTTGCTTGGAGATATTCGTCTAATGTCTCACTATTGGAATCTACATATTCAGCAACCATGTCTCTTTGTGTGTCCTCATAGATAGTTGCTTTTTCTTGTTCTGTATAAACATGATTTGGAAACTCTGCTTGAAGTCGAGCAAGTCTTTCCTCAACCCTAGAATCAATATCTTGAGTTGCATCGGCATATAAATCAGAATCATTTTCTACGACAAGAGTTTTATCTTCGTCGGTATATTCTTTTTTGCCTTTTAGTAATCTACTTAAATCATCTTTTGATGGACCAACTTTGTCCATAGACTCAATACGAGATTGTTCTTGCTCAGTAAATCCTCTAGCCCAGTTACCGTGGCTTGACTGGTCTTCGTGACCTTCATGTTTGAATACGGGTTTTAATCCGTAATCAAAATAAATTACTTTGACTCGTTCTTGCCTTTTGCTAACTTCGCCCAAATCTCCTTGGCGTATGCTTCTATCTGCTCGTCTGTCATCTTTGACAAATCGGGAAGTTTGACTACTTCTAGTTTTTGTGGCACCTGTACCTCCTGTTGGTATTTCTTTTAGATTTACTACATCCCATATTGAGATTTGGTCTCTGTCACGACCACGGTTTATAGCCTCCGTTTCATCTTGGATGTTTTCAGAAACATCAAGATAAACCTGTCCATCTTTCTTATTATGCCATAAACCGAGGTAGTTATTCTCTTTATTAAGTTCTGACCTGTATTGTTTTAGGTAGGAAGTCAGAATCTCCTCGCCTTTTTCCCCATAGAAATCCTCAGCCTTGACGATTTCGGCGAATTTCTTACCCTTAGCCACGGTAAAGCCCGTTTTGGGCATATCCCCATCTTTCATATCGATGGTCAGACCTTCATTGTCCTTGACTTGCTGGATAGCCTCTCGAATCTTTTCAGGGGCTACTTGAACGCCATGCGCCCAAGCACCATGGGTTGATTGGTCGTGGTCACCGTGCTTTTTCACAGGTTCATAGGTGGCTTCCCAATCACCTCGACGAAGTATCGACCCTAATAATTGTTCTTCAAAAACTTTACCTTTGGGATTACGAACAAAACCGTAGAAATCTTCATCATCCATTTTTGTAAATACAATCTCACTACCATCTGAGCGTTTGTATAAAACGGTGCCTTTTTCTATATTGAGCGTATTGTCCATTTAATCTGACCACCCATAATCTGACAAACCATCTTTTTCTGCGGGTAAAAATTTAACTTTATCAATTAAATTTGTATTACCTGAAGCACTCAACATGCTTTTAACCTCATTAACTCGACGCTCCCTGTCTTGTGAATCACTACTTCGACTAACAATATAAATTTGTTTAATATCTGTAACTTTTACACCATTTTTGATTTGTACTTCAACATACTCGCTTGTATGTTTACCGCCGCTTCCATAGGAACTTCTCGCATGTAAACCCGCAGTTACAAGATTATCTCTAGTCACTTTCTCGGACAAGGGTTGTGGAAGTGAGCCTTGTTGTAAAGAATCTCTTAAAGTATAAGTGGTTCTTTCTTTTACATCATCATTTAATAATACCCTTAAGTCGCCATATTGTTCTACTCGGCTTGTGTTCACGGTAAATGTATTGGTAGGTTTTTCGTTATTTACATCTCTTGCAGAATTTTCATCAACAGATAGTTGGCTTGCAAGGTATCCGTAAATTGGTCTATCCTTCAATTTACTGTTTACTGGAATTCCTTGCTCTACTTCTTCGATTTTTCTCCTGCCTAAATCGTACATTCCCCCACTTTTATTTGACTCAAATTGTGACTTAAATCTACCATCTGTTAAAACTTTTTCAAAATCTCTTGAATCAACGGCTATGACGGGAAATCCCTTGGAAACATTCTCTTGAATTTCCTTTGTTACTCTTTCGTGATTTTGTAAATAATTACCTAATTGCATACCTCGTAATTCGCCAAGGAGGGGATAGATGGCTTTTGCAATTTCATATCTAACTTCTGCATTATTAGCATCAAGGTAGTTAGATAATCTTTGAGTCTGACCCGCTACATAAATCTTAGAATTTGTTGCGCCTAAATTCTGTTTTGCCGCTTCTTGTTCAAAATAAGTTTGTACATTTTCTAAATTGGCTGTTAAAAAACTTTTAGAAATTTCCTCAACTTTTTTTTGTATTTCAGGGGTATATTCTTCCCTATCCATAAGTTGTTGAATTATTTCTCGTAACTGAGGACCTGAATGAACCTTGGCGTCATTAGTCAGCGCCCTTGGGTCATAAGGTCTTGAGTATTTAGAGGGGTCAAAGCCTGATGTCGCTACGGAATCGTACTCAGGGTAGTATTTTCCATTTTCTATAATTCCGCTTTCCCTCAATCCCGCATACTCTTTTTGCAATGAAGAATTTCCGTGCGCCCAACTACCATGAGAACTTTGGTCGTGTTCACCGTGCTTAAGAACTGGCTTATAGCCAGCAGGGAATGTGAGAGTAATACTCATGAGCGTCTCTCAGGTGGAATGATTACCATGGTGCAACGACAATTAGGATGCACCCTGCCTGGAGTTTCATCACCGCTAGAAAATGGTTCATTCCAACCAACAACTTCTCCATCTAATTCTGTACAAATTTCACAGGTGCGTTCATCTTGAGCAATAATCCACATTTTCTGTGACTCAACATCAACATAACCTTCTTCAGCCGCTTGCTTCCATCCTTCGTAGCGTCCCTCGTTTTGAGCAATCTGAATTTCGGTTCTAGCAATCATCGTTGCTCTTTTACTCTTTAGAGAATCTGAATATCTAGTGGCTCTATCCATAGCCTTAGCCCGAGCAACTTCTTCTTTTAATCCTCGTTTAAGTAATCTAGCAAACTCATCTTTTTCAAATTTAGTAACTGCATCAGCCCATCGTGGATGCAACCCAACAACATTTTTAATTCTTCTAGCGGCGGCTCGGTAATCTATCTGCTCATTAAAAGCGTCAATAATTGTTCGACGAATTGATTCACGGGTTAATGTGTCAATAGATGTAATAAGTTCACCAGCACGGCGTTGAGCAAAGGCTAAAGAGTTTGGGTTTGTTTTATTGAATGACATTTTGAATTCAACTTTAGGTTGTTTAGATTGTGCCCACGCAGGAAGTTTTGTGAACTCCATGTTAGCCATTGCTGGACGGTTTTCTATCTTTACCTTGGTTGGTATAAATGCAGGTAGGGCTAACTTAGGTGCAATCTCTCTAATCTGTTTGATTGCTTCATTACCACCAATATCAATCGAGGATAATAAAGAATCTTGAATCTTTTTTTGATTAGCGATTGTTATTGAATTCAACAATCTTTCTAAAGTTTGTGGGTCAAGATTACGAAGCAAACTCTCTAACTGTCGAAGAGAGATGCTATCTGTGGCTCGCTGAATAGATTCAAAAAGTGTGCGAGCCAAGGCTTGCTCTTGAGGTGTTAAAGGTATGCGCCTAGGTCTTTCGGCTTTCGCAAAACGAAACGGCATCTTTAACCAACTTCAGGTGCGGGTGGATTCAATCCTTCAGGTGTTGGTGGAGGTGGAGGTAATTCTTCTTCACCAGCGCCATCGGCTTCTTCAGGTGCAGGAGGAATTCCCATACCTTCAGGCATTGGAGGCATACCAAAATTTTGTCCATCGTGTTCAGCAGGTGGTAATCCAGCCAAGTCTCGTAGATACTCTTCCAACTTAGGGTCAGGAACAAGTACGCCAACCTGAGCCAAGTTAGAAACAAAGGCTGAGATTTCGTTCAAATCAACATGGCTTACTTCACCATAAGTTAGATAAGGGGCACGGGATGGATTCATTCCGTTAAGTTTTAGTAATCTTGGAATCGCATATTGGTTCATTACCTCAGCGATATTTTTAGCGATTGAATCAACTGCCATTGACCACAAATCCATCTTGGAGGTTCCAAGAGCGTATGAGCCAACTCGGTCAGAGCCAAGAAGAATAAAGTCTGAAAGGATAGACATAGAAATTCTTTGGTCATATCTTTGAATAATCTTGTCTGTGTCGAACTGACGGCTTCCGCCTGATGATAATAAAACTAAATCAAATACTTTATGTCCAGCATCATCGTACATAGAAGGCATAACAATTCCTTCTTGCTCATTACGCTTGATAGAGGTAACGATATTTTGGATTGATGCTAGAACTGCCGCTTGCTCTGCGGTTGCTGTTGAAGATAAGAACTCAGGTGGTACATAAGCAACTGGCAAACCTGCTAAGTCACGCTCAATACCGATTGCTTCAATCTCTTCAATACGGCGCTTGAAATACCAAGGGCGGTAAGCATTACGAAGAATAGAACGACCTTCAGGGTTATTCTTTTGTGAAGATGTACGGAATAACAAAGATTTCTCAATCGGGATAGCGTGAGTTCCACCCGTTGATGGGTCTACTTGAATCATTCCTTGGATGCCACCATCTTCATCCATCATCCATCTAAATAAAGTTTCTTGGGCACGGATTGGCATTTTGCGCCAGCCAATACGACCATCATTAAACTTAGAATTTTTCTGTGGGTCGTTTACATCTCCGCCTCGAACTTTGTAAACAATCTCATGATATGAATAACCAAAAATTAACATCGACAACATTTGGGATAGTGTTGAATCCCAAGAATCTGACATATCGTTTAAGCAAGATTCTACGAACGCCGCTACTTCTTTATCCTCTTTAGTAATCTCTCCATCTTCAGAATTATCTGAGTATGGGTCTACACGCCATTCAAGACGGGTAATAACTTTCTCGATTGCGAATAACATTGAGCCGATGGTTGGGTCATTGTCCGCCATCTCTCGATAAACTTTTGCGCCACGAATACCTCGTAGATTTACTAAGAATTCTTCATAGACCGTTCCACCTGAACGGCGTAAACCCGTGGCTCCGAGTTCAGTTAAATCGGGGGTTGGTTTGTCTGCCATCTATACCTCTCGACTACTATTTATCTTTATTGGCTAATCCAACAACGATAGAAATTGCCTGTTGCTCGTTGAACCCTGCGTTCACCAACTCCGAATATAATTCGTGAGACTGTATAGCAAAAGCCCCGAGCATAGAGACGACACCATCACGGTTCGGCGAAAGGTTATCGTACACCCGTCGATTATACCGTTAAGCGAATTTTGCTCTTTTATTCTCCGTCCAAGACCAACTCAAAAGAGTTAATTCTTTTGGAAGTTAAGTCATTGAAAGATTTAAGAGCCAAATCCCTATCACCAACTTGAGCGAAGAGACGATTCTCTAACTCATTGCCATTGGCATCGTAACGGCGGAAATAGATGTGATAAGGCAAGAACTGTTGTGAGATGTTCAATTCAATCTCCACATATTCTTTTGGAGCAATCTCCTTTGAGATATATGGCTTACCGTTTGAATCAACAACAACTTTTGAGCCTTGTAATTTCTCTGTAAAGAAATCAACCCATATTGCCATTTCAACCCCCTTCGAGAGTTTTTCAACCCCAATAATACTACATCAGGGTTAGAAAGGGAACGATTCGGGTACCGTGGCTTCAGTCTTCCAAGTAGGGGCAGTCCAAGGGTCAATCTCGGAATCGCCCTCAGCATTACGGCGAACATCGATTACTTGAACTATGTGGCGCTTTAAGTCCACTCCAACATTAAAAGCGGTGACCGTCATCCGTCCTTTTTTCTCACCAGTTTTTTTATCATCCCAAGATTCCCAAACTGCGGTTCCTTGGATAATTACACCCATTCCCTTTTTCAAGGAATCGGCTACATTCTCTGCAAGTTTGTTCCAGCACTTAATTGACCATGGAGTTACATCGGTATTTTCCCAAGTGCCATCGGGTTTTTTCTGTGACTTAGAAGAAATGATTGTGAAGGTTGCCATTGCTTTACCGTTTGGAGTAAAGCGCAACTCAGGGTCACCCGCTAAGTTTCCTGCTATTGCTATTGCTGTCATGCTGTGTGCCTTTCATTGGTTATTGGTTTGGCGATTATGTTTAGTTTTTTTCTCATTATGTCTCGCTGATTTAGTGTTGTTCCACCCCAAATCCCTAACACTTTGTAATGTAACGCATAGGTAAGACATTCCTCTTGCCAATAGCATCCCTTACAAATTCTCTTTGCTATTCCATACTCTGTGCTTGTTCCTCCTTCATCATTCGGGAAGAAGTAATTCGTCTCGATTCCCCAACAACTCGCTCCCTCGAATTTCCACGGCATAATTATTTTCTTCAATAGATTCCTCTCCAACTACTAAACGATTCGGGGAATAGGCGTCTAACTTAGCCAAAATTCTTCCGTTGCGCCACACTTTTCCAGCAACAATTCCGTCATAGTGATTAGTCTGAGGCTGAACTAGAGAGTCACACTCTTTCCAAAATTTACATCTTGAACAATAAGAAAGAGCGGGTTGCGCTAAATCAATTTGATGTTGGTCAAAGAGCCATGGGTCGGCAGAGCGACATGGAGCATCATTAACAAATTCAGGTAAACCCATGTTGAAATTTTATCTTGATGTTTCTTGATTATTCTTGATTTCGGGTTCCTTGCGTGTTGCCCACTCCCCAAATCGCTCCTTGATTAAATCGTTTAATAAATCTTGTCTCTCTTTTTCAGTCATTACTGGGTTTGTCTCTGAGTCCGACATCATCATTCCCCTCCCAATTTTTCAGTCCATGATGAACTAATCCCAAGTGTCGCCAATCAGGATTTTGGTCATCGGCAAGTGTTAGCGTCCAATAATCTTTTTCGCCCTCGCCCATCCACTCAGAAACTAAAACCCATCCTGTGCAGATAGCGGGTTCAATAAAAGCGATGCGCCCGATTTGAGCGAGCGCATCGTCAATTAGTGAAGGCTTTTTCTCTTCTTCCATTCAGGAAGGTTAGTACCAATAATTTTTTTCCCAAAAGCGCCACGCCGAGCAGGGATTGGAATAGCGATGTTCGATATAAACAAGCCCACGGGTTACTTGCTCCTCGACTGTTAAGTCAGGGTCAAGCCCGAGTATCTGTGGGATACCGCCAGCGTGAAGTTTTTCGCCATCCTGATACACGGCTTTTTTATTGTAGGCATCGGGACGCCAATTTGACTCTTTAGTCCAAAGAGATAGGAGGCACTCCCACTCAACAGGATTTTTCCAGCCGTAATCAGCAAGGCGTTTCTGAGCGAACTCTTTAGCCGCTTCAGGGGTTCGTTCAATAGTTATCGCTTTGATAACTGGAACATCATTAGCCTTGGCTACTGGGTCGGGCGGGATGTGAAACGGATTGATAATGATAATTCCAAGAACGAAGATAAAACTTGGAATAGGTTTGAAAATGTTTTCATAAAATCGCATATTCCTCCATTGTTAGGAGTGAACATTTATTCGTTACTGGTTGTAACGCTTCTATGTTGCCAGTATCGGACTGACCTCACTTTTAGAAGTAGGTGTTTTGCGACCTGCAATTAGGGTACATCATCAAGATGAATGACTGTCAAGGATATTAGGGCGCTCGGTGGGGGCGCACTTACATCGTGCTTGAGAGAGGACGGACGCACGACTGGCATCAACCCCACCGAACTTGGGTACCCGTGTAAAGAATACCCTACCTAACCTATATCGCAGAAAGGATTTACGATATAAGAATCATCCCGCCAATCTAAGAAGCGACTGACGGGATGAATTCAGTTTTGTTACTTAGTCAAGTCTGCTACCAGCGCTCGCATTGATTCCGTAACTATTTAGAACCTTGGCGAAGGCACCAGCAAAAGCACTCTTACGGTCTACGCTTTGTCCGAATTCTCGAACCCAAATTTCGTAGCCACCGTAATAGCCCTTGTGTCCAGCGTCAATGCTCTTCAAATAATTAACGAAGGCACCTCTCGCTGGAGAAATGTTTATCCATGCGAATCCGCAAAGACCCTCAAGGATGTAAGTTTTTTTATTGAAGTCAATATCGTTACCAAGTGGAGTAGTTGGGGAACCAACTACAAACTTTGGAACGCCGACTTCTTTGCCAGCCTGTAAGCCAGCGGCATAAGCCTCTTTGTAAATTCGAGCGCACTCACGCTTGCCCAATTTTTTAACTGGGGCTTCAACTACTTGAGTCATGTGTCCTCCTCTCGGACAATTCCAAGTATATCCTACTGGGGTTTGGAAATCAAACTGAACATGCGAGCCTTTTTTCTCGCACGACGCTTATCGGCTTCCTCAGCGAGCGCCTTTTCTAGTTGCGCCCTACGGATAGCCCTTAATGAGCCTTCAGAGACCCGTAGAGGCTGTTTTAGGGTTAGTCGTGATAGTAACCTCATCCGAACCACTTCCCACTCTCTATTGACCCTACAACTGCAAAAGCAAACAAGATAAACAAAACGAAGGCTATGCCCTCAGCATTTTCAGCCCATCGCTTGCCCTTGGTGCTTAATCGGATTCCTTTTCTCAGACATACTCGTTCGATATAACTGGTCTCGTTCATGCTGTCCTCTCTTTGATTTGTCGAACTATTCCGTATTGCTCCATTGAAGCATCAGCCTCACAGATAAAGCAATAAGGTTTACCTTTGACGAAGGTAATTCTGAACTCGCTACCACAGGTATAACACTTCATGCGCTTTTCCTCTCCGATAAATTCCATTCACCCATCATTTTTCTAGGTAATTCAATTCCCTCATTATCTGATTCCCAATAACCCCAACTGACCGATTCTTCTTGGAAATTGGATGTTAAAAATACTTCGTAATTTAAGTTGTCGCCTAACCATAAGCAAGCCTTATCCATCCATTCGGAGGCTTCATCTTCGTATCTTGCTGGAAGAGTTTTATCAAATTGTCGAGCGGTCAAGTCGATTATCGTTCCGCTTAATCCTTGACTGTATAAAAATCTTTCATTGCCATCTTGACCTATATCGGTATAAATAGCCCAATGCTCTCTTTTGTAATACTCTGCACCAGTAACCCTGATTAAACCTTGATTATATTTTTTGGCATACAAACTCGCTTGCCACAAACATTGACCAAATGCTTTGCTCGGGTCGGCTATACCACGGGACATCAATCTTGGTGTCTTGGTCATCGGTCTCCTCTCTTCTTGTACTTATTTTCCAAGATTTTCAACTGCTGGTCAAATGACACGCCGTTCTTCTCTGCAAGGTTTTGGCATATAATTTCATTGATGCGCTTCTTGGATTCTTGAGATTCAGGGTTACTGGAATTCAAAATCCAGTATTGGTTGTTTAACCATTCTGAGACTGCTGTTCTCTCAGTCTTAATCACATGCGTATATCTTCCGTCTTGGAAGTACAAGAACTCACCGCTTTTTGTAGGAGCGTTGGCTTTTTCTTTAGCAATCTTCGCCTCACGCTTTGCATCTCTCTCAGCCTTGGCTTTTGCCTTGGCTAATTTGTCCGCTGTAACAATTCTTGATGGACGATTTAAGACCTCGGCTGGAGCGCTTGGGTAACAAATTGTGCAAGCATCTTGACCAGCATCCTCCACAATAGTTTTCTCATCGTCATTGCTGTACTGGATTAACCATTGGTATCTTGTAGTTGGGAAACATGTATTGCAATCCATTGAACTGTGAACATGCCCGTTGCTGTTGATTACCAAGAACGCTCTTGTCCAAGGGTCTTGGTCGTAAATCTTATTTAACGAAGAAATCTGAACATTTATCTTGGCGATTTCTACCTTGATACCAGTAATCTTCTCTGTTGCTTTTTCGATTTCTTCAACTCTGTTTGGATAGTTCTTCTCGTAAAATTTCTTTGTGTCTTCAGCGCTTTCTAATTGGCTGACTAAATTCCAGCGCTTGTCATAGCAAGATGACAACTCGGTATCAATCTTGACCGCAAACTCCTTGGTCACGCTCATTGGAACTCCTCTCGTATTTACAACCCCAGTTTAGCATGAATTTGACGGTTGGTACAATAGGCTCAATCGTGTCCTAGATGACCCCGTTCTAGGAGTCTTGCCCTGCGTATTTGGCGTATTTTCCTAATTTGTAGCCTCGCCTTTTGGTGGACGATTTTGCCTACCGACTCGGCAAGCGCCGACGGTACTTGGCAACAGGTGGTAAATGGCAATATCTCGGGCGACTCAATCCAATTCGACTATCGAGGCGGTAGCGCTAATAATCGAATCAATGTCGCCGACGGTTCAACTGTCACCGTCTCAATCAATAACACCATCGCCAACTGTATTGGTAGTTGTACTCCTATTGCTGATAGTTGGAGCGTTTCAATCAACGGTCAAAGTTTTAGCGGTAATTCAATCGAAGCAACTTCTGTAAGTGTTGTTTCCTCGGGTCAAACTGTTATCAATGTTTCGGGTATCGATAATGGATTTTGGGCTGGATGGTACGGACCAATCTTTACTGTCTCGGTGAGTTCTCCTGCCCCAACACCCACGCCCACCCCTTCGATAACGCCTGAGCCTTCGCCGACTCCGACATCTGATACTCCGACTGCAACGACTTCTCCATCTCCGTCCGAGACTTCAACTGTTCAACCATCTCCTTCGCCCACTTCGAGTTCTTCTCCGACCAGCGAGCCAAGTCCAACTCCAACACCCGAGCCTTCGCCTTCGCCCACTTTAACTCCTGAGCCAACCTCTTCTCCTGAGCCGACCCCTGAATCAAGCCCACAACCCATCCCATCAGAAAGCCCAACAGCAACAACCACTCCATCGACTACTCCTTCTAATCAGGTAAATGGTACGGTAGGTGAAGGTGGCTCCTTAAATTTAATTGCACCAATCGGAAAGATTTTTACAAATGTAATTTTTGCTAGTTATGGACTTCCTGAAAATTATGTAATCAATGCTCAATGCCATGCGGCTAACTCAGTAGCAAAAGTTTCCGAAATTTTTCTTGGAAAAAACAATGCTGTCATTCAAGCAATCAATCAAATCTTTGGTGACCCTTGTGGTGGAATTGTTAAACGCTTAGAAGTAATTCTTGAATATGGCGACGCTAATCCCGCCACGGCTCCAACACCTCAAGCAACTCCTCAGCCTTCTCCAAGTCCGACACCTGAACCAACGGTGACTCCTTCACCAACACCGTCGGCAACATCTCCCACTCCTTCTCCCGAATCTCAACCAACATCGGAACCAACGCCTTCGCCGACTCCAAGCCCTGAACCTGTCGTAACTCCGACTCCTCAACCTGAACCGACCCCGCAACCTTCGCCGTCCACAACTGAACCCACACCTTCGCCATCGCCTACCCCAATTCCATCTCAGTCACCTGAACCAAATCCTGTACCAAGCCCTGCTCCGAGTCCAATCGATACCCCTTCGGTAACGCCGACTCCCGACCCACAGCCTCAACCCACTCCCACTCCGTCCCCTGAACCTCAGCCAAGTCCAAGTCCTGAAGTGACACCCGAACCGACCCCTGAACCTCAACCGACCCCCGAGCCTGAGCCAACTCCTCAGCCTTCCGAAGAACCTCAGGATGAACCTTCCGAAAACCAAGAGGAATCTGACCCGACAAATCAAACACCTGAACAACCACCATTAGATGAACCTACTTCTGAATCAAATGAAGAAGAAGCCACGCCCCAAGAAGAATTAGAGCCGACAGAACAACCTTCTGAATCATTAGACACCTCCGAGATTGTTGAAGAAATACTCTCCGACATTTTAGATGGTGGCGATATTACACCCGCTGATGCCGAAGAGATAATCGACGCACTATCGGCGGATGGAGAAATTACTCAAGATGAAGTCAATAATCTTTCCGAACAATTAAGTGAGGATGGAACCTTTACAGAATCAGAAAAAGAACTTGTAGCCGAGGCTTTGATTGAATCTTTTGCAGGAGAAGCGGTAACTGTTGAGGCTATTGCTGAAGCAGGAATTACTTTAGCCGACCTTCCACCTGCTACACCTGTTGAGGTCAGAGAAGATGAAAATGGCAATGCTGTCATAATTACTGCCGTTGTTGCTGATGCTCTTCAACTTCTTGAATCTCCAGCAGAAATTCTGCAAGCGATATTTGAGAGTCCTGCTCAACTTATTTTTGCTCTTGGAAATCTCGGAGCAGATATGTCAGAAGAAGAAAGAGATGAGGCAACTAAGACGATTGTTGCCGCAACGATTGTTGGCAATATCGCCAGCAACGCAATAGTGACTGCTTCCATTGGAAGCGTCGGATATAGGAGAAAACCTTGAAAGCATTTTTTAATGACATCATAGGACAACTTTGGACACTCTTAGGAATGTTTGTTGCTTGGATTGTTCTTGATGGTGTTGCAAAAGGAATTGTTGGCTACGCTATTTTGATTAGCCTTGGCGTTTGGATTTTGACTTACCCTCTTCGTCGGGAGAAAGAGTAGGAAGTCCATCCGTATTTTTGCTTAGTGGATTAAAAGCATCATTGATTTCTTCGATTGTTAATTTTCCATCATCAAGATATTCACGGGCTAGTCTCTCTGCAACTGAAGCAACTGCAAGTAGTCCCGCCATTGAAAGAGCAATCCAAGTATCAACTCCCATGACAGCACCAGCACCAAGAGTTCCAAGAGCGCCCACGGTAAAGACAGCCACCATTCGACTAAGGATGTCTTGAACTTTTTTCATGCCTCAATTCTAGCCTAAGCGGTTTTCCGCCCAACTAATTCATCAAGACCTGTGTAGACCTTTATTTCACCCGTCTCAATTTTCTTGAATCGTTCTTTAGTTTCTTGCAACCATTGGACTCGAGACTTTGGTAGTCGGGCTTTGACCTCGCCGTTCTTACCTCTAACCTTAACTCCAGTAAAGTGAAAGGCACCTTGAAGGGCATCGGCTTGTTCCTTACCTAAAACATTCCTGACTAAATCAAGAAGGCATGTGGTGAAATAGGCATGGTGTCCATGACCTCTGTTTATGTGGTGGGCAATCTCATGCAGAATCACATATTTATTTCTCATGTGTTTTGGTAGACAGATTGCAAACTCTCCATGTCGGAAAGTGGCACAAGCCGAACGACGACCCCTGCCATCTAAAACTTTGATTGGAAACTTGAAGGGATAATTTCGTTGGACGAAACTTCTCTTCAGTACAGCATCTACAAACTTTTGGGCTTGTTGCAGAGTCATCTCTTCTTTGCGGTTTCCACCTGCATAGACACTCATAGCAAGACCCTCAGCCTTATAGACCTTTCCTGCTTGGTCTCTCTTTCTCATACCTACTCCTCTCGTAGTTAAGACCCATTATATCAAACGGGGGTTATGAAATATCCCTAAAGTTGAGCCAGCCCCGCTCAAGTCCGACCCGACACGCCACGATTTGACACGGGTTTAGGCATAATCACGCTTTGCATTACTAACCCCAGTTTGGTATACTGGGACTGTCCGAGAGGAGGACGGTATGAAGAAGTGCGTTGCTTGCGGTGCCTTCATGCAAGAGTTCGAAGTCTTTGAAAAAGGCATCTGCGTTAAATGTTATGCCGAGGAATTCGAAAAGGAATTTCAGAGCGCCTTGAAGGTTGCGAGGTTGAAGTAATGAAAAATAAAAGATATGGAATCTGCAAGCCTCAACACGCTGAATCAACTTTACGAGCCAATATCAAAAGTTGGGCTAAAGAAAGAGAAAGTTTTGACGGGGTTGCTCGTTCTAAAAAAGAAATTGAAGAAATAGTTGCCGAGGTGTTAGAGGATATTGTAAAAGGCAACGCTGAGAGTGCTTGTGAATTTACAAACTGCGATAGAGAGGTGGTTAGGTAATGTCTAAGAACCAATTCAAGGGTAAGAACTTAAAACAGTTAGAAATCATCACAACTGCGATGAGCGGTGAAAGAGGTGCCTTTGGCGCCGCTGGTGACAACGCTTGGGCAAAGCCACAGAAAGCCGACTTAAGCGATTTATGTCAGGCGATTGACTGGTTATTAAGTTATGAGTGGGGCGATGATTTAGAAACAGGTCAATCGTACATAAACGCCGCTGAGTTCTTGGCTGGAGAAGCCCTGAAGAAATTCAAGAAAGATTATGCCAAGGCAAACGGTGTCAAAGTTTCCCAAGTTAAGTTCAAGAAAGCGGAGGAAATTGTCAATGGCTAAAGTAACCAAGAAGGCTCAGAGAGCAATCCTCAAAGATATTAGACGCCAAGTGGTTTGGATTGAACAAGCCATTAAAGACGGCGACCAAGAGTGGATTGACATATATGCAAACCAACTTGGCGCCACCGCACTTTCACTCCATAGTGAAGAATAACTAACCCTAGTTATGATATACTCAGATTGTCTTAGAGAGGAGACAAAATGACAGAAGAAAAATATCGTCCTTTTAATGAGGATGAATTGTTAAAACAAATTGGCATACAAAATGTCTTTGCCATTTCAGGTGGTCGTGTTGAGGTATGGCGCACCAATGATGGTCAGGCTTGCCGTTCAATAACTCTTCCAGTATCCAATGGATACAGCGTTGAGATTTATCTTGCTTGGGACGATACTTATACAGTAACTCGTCAATTCAAGCGTAAAGGTCAATACATCAACAAAGGCACCGTAGAAGGTGTCTATTGCGAAAACATAGGCGAGGTTGCTTATCAAGCATCTTGCTTCCGTTCAAATCCCGACTTCGGAAAGGCGGTTGCGTAATGGGGTCAATTCAAGCATCAGAGTTTTCTAACTTAGTCGAAGAGGGTGCAATACAACTCGACCAAGCGCTAACATGGCATCTGCGAGGTAATCATTACCCGCCAATCCATCTTGATTTTCTAGCACCAGCAAAGAAGGCGATTGAACTTGCCAATGAGGGTGACTGGAAAACTGAAATTACATTACCCAATGGTGTTGTAAAAACCGTGAGTGGAATCGTAGAGGGATTGCACTTACATTCATTCGTAACTTATTGGGAGGGATAATGTCAGATAATAAATTCAAATGTATTGGCTGTGAGGAATTATTCGACCAAGATGATGTCGATTCTTTCTACTCAGAACTGACCAATGAGACCTATTGCTATGGGTGCTACGAATCAGATTTAGAACATGCGTCTCAACTGATTCTAATTCATGGCGACAACAACAAAGTTAAGTTTGGCGATTACTTTGCAATGGATGACAACTGCGAGGTGCCCGATTGGTTCAAAGAACTCTTTGACAAATGGGAAGGTCGCAACTACAAGAAGACCGATGGTTGGCGTGGACACTATGAGACTCTTGATAAATTCAAAAATATCAAGAAGATTGCTAGTGGCTGGACAACTGGTTGGGCGGATGAGACAACTAGGCGCAAGGCTGTCTTCAATGGATGGGCAGAAGATTTAGCCGAGGGTGCAATCCCAACTCCTTATCCAATCTACTTCTTGGCGGAACCAACATCAAATGTCTTTAGTATGGGCATGGATATTTTCTGTAAAGAAAAAGATTATGACAATGTGATTAGTTGGCTTGATGAGATTGGAACTCCGCAATCAGTATTACAGGAGCAACTATCTTGACAAGTAAGAAGAAAAAAAGAAAGTTCAAAGATGTTGATGATTTTTTAATAAACGCAACTGATGAACAATTTTCAATAATCCATCGGCGCTTGGAGGTAGATAATCCTGCTGGCGCTGGATGGTTATTATTCAAAAGATTAGAATTAAAAGGTTACGCTCCTTTGTAAAAAAGGGAAACCCCTAGCGGTAAAACTAGGGGCTTCGAGGGGATTAACCTCAAAACGAATTTTATGGGTTTATTAAGTTTTGTCAATAATCAATAAATAAGGTAAACTGGGGTTTATATTATGAGAGGAGAAACTATGGAACATGCAGTATTAGTTCATTCGCCTGAGTATGCGAATTGGGTTTTTGACAAGACGCACCCAACTCAGGGGCGGAGGTTTCTCCATGCTCGTAATCAACTTATGTTGCGAGCGCAAGACCGTAGATTAAATGTTTGGGAGATTGAACCTGAGATGCCATCTACTGATGACCTGCATCTAGTTCATGACATGGAGTATGTTTTCGATGTAACTGTCCGAGGTGAATCAAGTGAATGGATGGGACAACGCCACGACCTAGGTGATTTAGCCAAGTTGTTTGCTGGCGGTACTTTGACTGCTCTCGATGCTTTGATTGATTACAAAACTAAATTGGCTGTTCACTTTGCTGGTGCAAAGCATCACGCAATGCGTGACTACTCAAGCGGTTTTTGTGTGTTCAATGATTTTGCTATTGCCGCAACTAGAGCAACTCAAGATTATGACCATAGGGTCGCTATCTTTGATTGCGATGCTCACCATGGTGACGGTACTGAAATGCTGTTAAAGAAGAACAAAAATGTTCTAACTTACTCAGTTCATGAGTATGGGATTTTTCCAGGCACGGGATTGATTAGCGATTGGAAACATCTTGCCTATAACTTCCCGCTTGCATCAAAGTCAGGCGATGCAGAATTGTTATCTGCTACTGAGGGATTCCTCGAGGCTTGCAACGAGTTCCAGCCTACGATGATTTTCGTAGCGTGTGGAGCCGATGGTCTAGCCAATGACCCACTCTCATCCTTGCAATACACCAAGGATGGCTATTTCAAGGCTATGCGCCTGATTAGAGAGCAGTTCCCCGAGCATCCAATCCTTCTAGGTGGAGCGGGTGGATACCAGCCCGATACGGAAACCCCTGACCTATGGGCGACGGTTGCGCTCGGACTCATGGCTGTGCCTACCGAGGTTGTAAAACCCTAGACGCTAAGATTAGGCGGTAAATCGAGAGAAACTGGCAAAGCCTAATGACAACAATTATTGCTGTTCAATACGATGACAAGGCAGTAATTGGTGCGGACTCACAAACAACTGGAAGCACGGGTCGTAAAGCAATTCACTCTCAGATGGTAAAAATAAATCAGCGTGGCGATTTTATTATTGCTGGCGCTGGTGAATGTGCGCCTTGCGATATTGCCCAACATATTTGGAATCCGCCGATGCCAACTGGCAAGGACTGGAACAATCTTTATCACTTCATGATTTCTAAAGTAGTTCCATCTCTCAAGGTTTGTTTCAAAGAAAACGAATATAAATGGGATTATGATGATGATGAGAGTCGCTTTGGTTTTCTGATTCTAATTGGTGGAGAGATATTTGAAATTGCAGATGACTTCTCCGTGTCAATGGATGGCAAAGGTTACTACGGAGTAGGTTCGGGTTCTGATATAGCAATCGGCGCACTCAGCGCTGGCGCAACTATGCGAGAAGCGTTGAAGATTGCATCAGAGAATGATGCCTACACATCTCCACCTTTTATTTTTCATACTCAACAAAAACGACAGAAGGTTGCAACTAAAACTAAAAAGTAGTATCCTAACCCTAGTTGTATAACCTAACAACTGGAGAGGAACAGGATGGCTAAGTTAATTGATGTCGAGCATGAACTACTCAAAGAGTGGTCAAACTCAGATGGTTCTTACAAAATAAGAGCCTTTGCAGACAACACTTACGAAATCATTGAGGACGGTAGAAATTGCGGTGTAACCGACTTAAACCATTGGTACAACCCTGATGGCGATGGTCGAAGCATGGCAGTTGAACATATTCAAAACGATATTCGTAGTGGTTATTATCCAAAGTTAAATAAGTAATCGGGAGAGGAACTACATGAACGAACAAGAGGTTAATAAGAAGTTTGATGACTTAGTACAACCAAAGATTATTCAACAAGTCATTAAACAAAAAAGGGAGCCAGCAAAGTTTCCTGAATTGCGATACCTGTGGGGTATTGCTTTACTTGGAAGTTTTGTCTTGATTGTTATTAGCGCTGTTGTCACTACGGTTCTCGAAGCGCTGTAATCCGCAAACGCAGATTACTCGAGACTCAAAGTAAGTTGGATTAGGAACGGGAATTACTCGGTAACAATCAGCCGAGTGGTTCTCGTTTTTCCATATATCGTTCGGGGTCATAAATAGTTATCGCCTTTGCAATTAGATGCGGTTGTAGAAGTTTGGCGTGATGTCCACAAAAATATAACTCACCACTTAAAAAAGTTGCTCCAACTTTAGCCTTGGCTCCACATCGGTCACAGACTTCAAACACCTCCATGGGTGCTAAGACTGAACCGTTCATTTTTTCTTCTCAGGTGGATATTTTTCAATCCGCTCTGCAATTCTTCCGTCCTTACGAAGTCTCACAATCCACCCATCTTTAATTTGAATTGGATTAAATGCTGTTGGTTTTCTCTTTGGCATTACTTTAGTCGTCCTGCGTTTGAATCTGTAACTGGACCTCCCACAATCCAAGCACGGCAGGTTCGAGCGCTCGCACACTTGAAATCAAAAGCCTCGCAATATCCCAACTCCCCTGCCTCGGTAACATCCCAAGCGGTTTGGCGGTTATCTCCTCGGGCTAATCCGCCCTCGATACATTGGAGCATCTCGCTGGTTTGAATAAAAGCGGCGCAGTTCCCGCATCGCTGTTTCTTGGCTTCTTCGGCGCTAACGCCCCATTCAGCCCCCATCTTCTCCCAGTAGTCATCATTAGGCAGGGATGGGTTCAAAGGACCGTAGGAAGCCGTTTCTATGGCTTTTGCACGGTTCTCAAGGTTGGCTCTTACATCCTGAGTTGCGGTTGGGCACGAAGCCTTCAATAGAGCGGATACTGCTGGTGTAAGAGACATAGAGGAAGTGTACCCGAACGCTTGTTCGAAGAATTTGTGCGTACATTGTGCGTACAAAATTTAGTACAAATTTAGCCCTATTTGGGGATGATTTTTAACCCCCGTTGTGTTATACTAGTGTTGTCCTGAGAGGAGGACAGAATGAAGAAAGTCTACGAAGTCGAGTTCAGAGGTCAAAAGCAAAAGTACACTTTTGATACTAAACAACAGGCTGAGGATTTCGCAACTATTCAAGCGGTCTTCGGTGGCAAGCAATACAGAATCCAAGCAATCTTCATCAACGAGGAGGTAGCAAAGTGATAACAGCAATCGTTAAAAAAGAAATTGAGCGTAGAAGTGCCAGCGACCCATACGGTGTAATCGAGGTGCGAGAGGTCGAGTTCGAGACTATCGACGAGATTGAGCATTACTTGGCTTACAACAGGGCTTACATCAGAGGCATCCAGTTCAAGGGCAAAATCGAAGAGAAGGATGAGGACTAATGAAAGACGAAATTACCATCGCAGGGGTGAAGGCTCATACCATCGCCCGACTACTTGAGGAATATGCCAACTCAGAGGGTGAAGGCACACTTCCATCCTACAAGCGTCAGGCTTGGAACATAGCCCAAGATTTGAAAAAGGAGGCAGGGGAATGAGTAACTGGCTCGATAAAGTCGCGGTTTTAGGCGTTGAGGTATCCAAGGAAGACTTGGACAAAATCAAGGAAATCATTGTTGAAAAGGTGAATAACCAACCCCAGTTATGATATACTGGACTTGTTCTTAGAGAGGAGAACAAAGTGGGTCAAAGAGCGGTCAAGAAAAAAGGTCAGTACAGGCTTTACAAAGTAGAAGGCTACGGCTACTACGAAATCTACTACGGCACTAAAGAAACTGGTGTTCATGTAGAAAACATTTCTGAGAAAGAAAACTTTGAGTGGGCTGTTGCAGAAATCAATAGAAGTTTTCAACAGGCTATGAAAGAAGAATTTGGAATCGGGGTGAGCAACTAATGGGTTGGAGCGAATACCAAGTCGGTAGCAATATCTCTACAAAGAAGTTTGTTAAATATGAAGTAGGTCGTTCCTACGGTGAGTCTTACGAGATTGTAAAAATCGAGCAAGGCATGGCAGAAAAAATTGGCAGAGGTCAATTCAAAACTGCGTTTTATATTGCGGTTAAAAGTATCGTGACTGGCGAAACTTATGCTTGCGTTTATTTAGTCAAGCGCAAGAACGGTCAAGTCTTAATCAAGAAGATGGAAGAAACTGAGGGACCTGTTTACTACGAGGCTTCAGTCGCCTTCATAAATTTACTAAGCAAGCCAAAGACTTTGGAAAGTGCTTGGTGGAGAAATAGATGTTTTGAAATCCAAAACACTCGGCGTCCTGAACTTGCCGAGAAATTAACTAGGCTATAAGAGAGGAAAAAAATGGGTACAAGGTCAAATATAGGAATAGTAAATCAGGATGGCTCAGTAGAAACTATCTACTGCCATTGGGACGGTTATCCTGAGCATGTTGGTGTAGTGCTTGCAAAGTGGTACCGAGAAGAGCAAGTTAGAACCTTGCTAGAACTTGGTGACCGTTCTTCATTGCATCCTGAACCAACTATCAAAGATAGTTATGGCGAGCGTGGAGAAGTTTGTCCATCTCGCAAAAACGCTTCAATCTATGAATATGCCAAGTCAGACAAGGCTGGTGCGGAATTTGTCTACTTGTTCAAGGATGGCGAATGGCATGTTTATGAAACTATCAATCCACCATATCGCCAAACTGAAACAGGCGAATGGGAAAAGGATGGCGAGTACGCAATATCACCAAAGGGCATCATCGATGAGATTGATGTCAGGTTCAAGAAAGAAACGGTTGATGCGTAACTGGTTTATTTACCGCAAGCGTGGGAAGATTCGACTCTCAAGAGTTAGGACTTCTCATGCTTGATTGGTTAGCAATCGCTATCAGTTTAATTGCCCTAGGTTTTTCTATTAAGGCTTACCTAGATTCTAGGTGGGTTGAGATTGACTGGAACTTTGATGATGACGAAGAGAAACCTTAAGTAACTCGGCAACTGTAATTGTGTAGCCCTTGGTTGAATACTCAGGGCGATTCATCTCTCGCTTTAATCCGTGTTGAGCAATAGCCAAGCGAACTCTCTCGGTAGGAACTGTCACTACTGAATCCTCAAGAATGAATGACCAATGGCTTGCCTTGCTAACTGAAATCCCTGATGCGTACCAGCATCCAAGAACATCTGACCAACACTCGGTTTCAATATAAAGATTCCCCGTGTCTTTCCAGCGTCTATCTCGTTTGACCTCAACTGTTTCAATGGGTGCAGTCAAAAGATTATTAACTAGAACTTCTCCCTCTTGCCCGAACCTTAAATCTAAATCCCAGTCAGAGCGTTTTACAGATTCATATTCCATGGGTTTGATTGTCCAATCGAGATAGGTGCAAAGGTAGGCAGAACTGATTTGTTTTCATAGAGCGCTAAGAGTATTGCTTCAGCACGGTCAGGGGAAGCGACACCCCGTTTCTTCATATCAACTTTTGATTCAATAACAATTCGACCTGATGCGTCTGATGTATAGGTTGGTCCTGCCAACTGCGAGAGAACGAATCTATCTACATTTAATCTGACATCTTGTTTACCCTCTTTAGGTTGCATCATCTGTCTAGCGTTCCACCACATCTCAGCCCTTTGATTCTTAAACTTGGCTTGGTCTTTAGGCTTCTCGGCAACATTGACTCCGATGATGTCAGCGGGTAATTGTCTTTCCTTTACCCATCTATCCAACATGGATACAACTCCCCAACCTAATCCGATGGTATCTACCTTGACTCTAACTCGGTCTCGTATTTCTCTTTCTTGATGAATCTTGATACAGGCTTCAATCTCTCGCATGACAACTCCAGCCACATCAACTGCGTTAGCATTTTGTTTACCTGAAGAGCGATGGACGATGCTGACTGCGTAACCGTCTAGCCTTGCAATAACAAATTCATCTCCGCCGTCGGATGCAATATCGACTCCCAGTTTTACTACCTTAGATTCAAGCGGTGTTTCATTCTCTGTGGCTAACTCAGCCCAAGCAAACGGGATAACTTTGCCTGTACTTGATTTAGGAAACTGCGCCATAACACGGGCTTCAACGAATGGAGAATCTTCTCCGAATTCAGAGATAACATCATTAACCCAAGTTTGGTCTACAAGGTGGGTTTTAACTTCGTGGGCTTCTATGTAGTCAGGGCATGAGCGACATCTGCCCGTAGCCTCACCCGTAAAGTTTGGAGTGTCATAAGCGCTGATTGGAATTATGTTGTAAAGCGGACTTGAGCAGATTCTTTCAAACCAAGTTTGCTCGGCATCTGTTGGCGGGTTACCTAGAACTAATAGTTTTGTGTTGCCACCTGTCATCAAAGACTCAAGGGCGCCACCGATTGTGTCTGATAAACCTCCAGCCTCATCAACTACTACGAGCAAGTTAGGTGCGTGAATACCCTGAACCGCTGTTTCATCATGAGCGCTTGGGCTAAATCCGTATCCAACCACGGTGCCATTTATTTTCCATTGAACCGTGTCGGCTTCCCCAGGCAGATTATTCTTTGCATGAACTCTACGAATATGCGGCCACATAATGTTTCGAACCTGTCGGTGTGTAGTCGCTGTTGTAATTGCAACCGCTGTTCCTGCTGGATGACAAGATAACCACCAAGCAACTGCTCTAGCCGCTAAGTGAGATTTCCCAGGCGCATGGCAAGCAGGTACTACCGTTCTTTTATTAACCATTAAAGAATTCAAAATCTCTTTTTGTTTACTCCAAAGAGTTTCCCCTAACCCTTGTTCAACAAATCCAACAGGGTCGTTTTGCCATCTAGCCCAAGGGTTATCTAACTCAGCATCAAGAATGACCATAAGAGCATGGCGCTCTTCAGGGGTAAGCATCGCCAGTAACTCGGCTTGTTTAACTGAATCGCTTTCAAGGAATTTATCAAGAAGTCTTTCGGTCACTAGATACTCCACCATCCAACTTGTCGCCACGCATCAGGATTATCCTTGCGCCATTTTTTATTGGCTTTGTTTATCTGCTCCCAGTTTGGCTCATGAGTATCTTTTCCGCAATCGGGACATATCGAAGCATTGACATATTCATAAACATGACGGCATGGGGTCATTTCTCATGCGCTTTTCGTTTTACGGGATTCTAAAACCTTGGCTATTTTCTCTTGGAGTTCTCCCATGGTGATTGTAACTTTGACCTCTGACACAGAATGAGACATCACTTCCTGTTTATCTACCTTGCCAAAGTCTTCAGGTACTTGACGCTCAAGCCACCAAGCCGAGGCTTTCCAGTCTCCTTGGCTTGCCGCACTTGATACGACTGCAACTTTTTTAGCGATTGCCTCCGCTCTCGCCCGTGTGAGTGACTCCAAAAAATCCAAATATATTTTCTCCTCGGGTTTAGGTTTAGCATCAGGAATCGTTGCCAGCCTATCCCGCTCGACCATTCCACGGCTCATCCAGTTATAGAAAGTGGACTCAGCAATGTTCACCATGGCTACCGCTTTGTTTACAGGCAGACCAAGCACAATCAAATTGATTAACTCTTCTCGCTTTGTATCATCAAGAAGAACCGTCGTCCCTTGAGGTCGCCCCTTTGGTTTAGCGGGTTGCTTTTTCACTACTGCCGTTGCCACTAGAACTCCTGCCCTATGTACCAAAATCCCAAGTCAATAGTCCAATGGTATTTATCAATGCAGAACCCTAAAGCGAATCCGCTAGTGCGTCCCCAAGCGAACCAGTATCGTCCTATTTTCTTTTCCATGTGTCTCCTCATTTACAACCATCGCAGAAATTAACTGCTCGGATGTTTCGCTCATGAATCTTCAAGGACTTACCGCAATGGAAGCAGGAGGTATCTATGAACTCTTTCTTCTCTCGTTCAATCTTTACGGTAATCTTCATGGGTTTATTCTACCTCGGTTGTACATGCCTCAATAGGAATAAATAATAACTCGGCAATATCTTTCCAGCCATTTATGGTGTTAGCCCATTCATTTAGGTCTTCGGTATGAACTCTCATAGTGTGTTCGCCAACCCGAATTGTTGTACGACCCACAGGAATATGCCCAGGCTTGGATTTTCCCCCACCCAAGATTTCGGCAACCTCTTCGGGACTAAAGCCTGTTCCCCGCAAGCCAGTTGTCGTCAGAAGTTTATTTAGTTCCTGTGGGTCATAAGTTGCTAGGTCAGAGGTTCGGTTATCGACAATAAGAATTTTTATCTCCTCAACATCATCGACATCGACCCAATGAACTGCAATCTTTTCCCATCCTAACTGAACCGCCGCTTGATATGTGTGATTTCCTGAAAGGATGTGTTTAGTAGTTTTATTGACCACGATAGGTCGATACTGACCCATTACCTCAAGGGACTGAATGATTGAGCCTATATCGCCCTCTCTAGGATTTAGCGGATGGACTTTAATCTCGTTGATGCCAACTGTCTCAACATCGCTTACCTCAATCTCAGAACGCTCACCCTCAGGTTCAGGTTTAACTGGCTTGGGTTCAGGTAGTCCTAATCTGTCTTTGATGGCTCGGATGGCTTTCTGTTTTGTCGGTGCATCTATGTAGAGTTGTTCTTTCCACGCTTTATAGGCATCCATCTCAACTGTAAACTTCCAAGCGCTAATCTTTACTTCAGGGTCGCTAGGTAAAGACTTAGAATCTCCAACGCTAGTTTTGTCATCGCCCTTACTTAACCTATCTAAAATCTCAACCTCGGCTTTAGTGAACCCTGTTCCTTCTAACTCAGGTAGGGCTGAGAGTAAAGATTTCAATAGAGGTTCGTTATAGGTCGCAAGGTCGGTCATGCGATTATCAGCCAAGACAATCTTGCGAGCGCTCTCTTCATCTACATCGACATAGGTTATTTTGATTTTCTTCCAGCCAAGTTTCTTTGCCGCTTTGTAGGTGTGATTCCCTGCCAAGATAAAATTCGAACCAATCTGAACAACAATCGGTCTGTACTGCCCATGGGCTTTGAGTGACTGAGCAATCGCTTCAATATCGCCACGACGAGGATTTGTCGGGTACGCCTCAAGGGATGAGATAGCAACTGAAGCAACTTGACCAACTTTTATCTTCGCTTTCATTTAATGTAAATCCACGCTTCGAAATTGTAGAACTTCCAAAACATTGTGCCAACTGTGAAGCCAGCGTTCTCAGCCAATATCTGATTCCTAACAGATGAATTGACTTTCATGATTGGTCTCAAGTCTCGCTCTTTGTTTAATATCTGCTCGGGCGTAAAAGCCTTACGCTTGAAGTCAAAAAAGGCGCCATTGATGGCTTGCTCTAGTTCCCCGTCTTCCTCTCGGACTTTCTCAGCCCATATAAAAGCCCCACCCTCAACTAGAGATTCATAGATGTTACTCAGGATGTTTGGTCGGTCTTCGTATGGAATGAATTGCAGGGTGAAGATTGAAAGAATCAAACTGGACTTACCAAAATTCTCTATGGCTCTTAAGTCTCGGCGGATGTATAAAGTCTCATCATGGGACTCAGGCAAAAGGTTATCGGCTATATCGATGCCAACTTTTCTACCACGGTGAGGAAGTCTTTCTAAAAGTTTTCCAGTTGAGCAACCAAGGTCAATCACTTGGGTATCTTCAGTCATGAAGTATGTACTCAGGTCACAGATTGCTTCAGTCAGCGTTTGATAGTTGGGGATTGATTGAGCGATATGCTCATCAAAGTTTTTTATCGTGTCAAACGAAAATGGCTCAGTAGAAGTCATGAAGTTTTCTACCAATCGCTTCCACGACTGGGATAGTGATTGTCCGTCCGCATCGTTCGTATCTTTCGGAATCTGAAACTCTTCTTCCATCTTCGTAGAACTCCGTCCATCCATCGGGTAATCCTTGAAGGCGCTCGCACTCCAAAGGGGTTAATTTTCTTAATTTTATTTTTGTTCCATCATCTAACGCAACTCCATGTATGTCGGTTGCAGTCAAAGTGAAACTTGATTCGTTATGATTTTTTATTAACCTCCCGTTTTGATTCTTTACTTTTATTGATGGATTCACAACTGCCTGTACTGATACATAAGGTCGTGAGTTCCCACCTTTGTAATAATGAGCATCTAGTGTTGGAGAAATGTTGGAGAAAAACCCCGACCTTCCATTTTGTTTTGTTTTGTCCGTCTCAAGATTTCTGTTACTTGCTCGTCCGATAGGAAATACTTTTGGTCGGGGGTTTCCTCTAAGATGTCCGATAAGGAATACCCGTTCTCTGTGTTGTGGGACTCCAAAATTTTCGCTGTTAAGCAATTCCCATTGACAGTCATACCCCAAGCCATCCAAGACTTCGAGGATGATTTCGAATGTTCTTCCTCCGTCGTGATTGAGGAGTCCTTTGACATTCTCAAAGAGGATATACGGTATTGATTTTTCGTGAGCGAGTCTAAACATTTCAAAAGCGAGTGTCCCTCGGGTGTCATCCAAGGAGAATCCAGTTCGCTTTCCTGCAACTGAAAAAGTCGCACAAGGGAATCCGCCAACGAGGAGGTCGGCATCAGGAATGTCTCCAGCGGAAACATTTCTAATATCTCGTCCGTCAGGTTGGTGTCCGAAGTTTCTTGCATAAATACTCCTAGGTCTCTCTAACCATTCGTTAGCCCAAACGCACTCATGACCCGTTCTTTCAAGTCCAAGTCGAAAGGCTCCAATACCTGCAAAAAGTTCTATGAACTTCATTAGGCTAATTGTTTCGCTGGTCGTCCTCGTCTACGAATTAGGTTTCCTTCGTTGTCGTACTCAGGAACTCTTTCAATATCGTTGCGGATAATTTTGTAAATTAACTGCTCTGATACACCCATGGCTTCAGCAATCTCTCGGTAAGTGATTCTTTGTTTTCGTAATCTAAGAATCAACTGCTTGCGTCTTTTACCTAAGTCTTGAATCTGCGACTGGTGGGTACGAATCGCATCTGTTAGAAGTTTGACCTCACCTAGTCCTTTACCGTCTAACTCTGTTGCTTCCATTACTGTACTCATATCGCTTCTCCTTCTTCGAACAGGCGTTCGACTGCATCATCAAACTTTACTTTTTTGTGAATGTGATTCGCTGTTGCAACGAACTCCAATTCAATTTTTAGCATTGCTTTTTTGTAAGCAATTATGTAACCAATGTAAATCGGCAAAATAAAAAAACTGGCAATGGCTAAACCAACTACTGTCCATATTAAACTCCAGTTCATACTTTCCTCTCTTTCCTCGCTCCTCGAATGTAAAGCACTAAAGAATTTCTGTCGTTCTGTGGTGGCAGAAAAATTAACGAACGAAGAAATTTTGAAGAGTCATCAGGAAGAACTCCTGCATCAACAATTCCGTCGATAGCCGCTTTGACTGCTGGATTACATGCACCTACATCTTGAAGCCTCCCGCCTTTTTGGTGAGGTTCAACGGTGACGCTAATCCACGCCATAGGGGGTATCTTCTCATATTTAGCCAGTAGTTGAAAAGCCGAGCGCCACTCTTTTGTAAGTTTTGCTCTTTCCCATCGATTGCCTGAGCGCTCTGCGTTTGTCGTCCATGGGCGTTGAGCCAACTCAAGTCGATAGATGAGTTGTTCAGCGTCGTCCGCATAACATAAGCAATCCATGACTTAAAGGTGAGGTACAGGTTAAGCAATGTCAAGTTGTCTCTTTCTGCCGTAGTTATCCAAGTACCACCAAAGTCCGTTGTTATCCTGAAAAGGTATCTCTTCAGCCGACTCAACCTTTTGAATTAGGTAACCTAACTCCCTAGCCTTATCACGATTAGACTCAACCCAACCGTGACAACCTGAAGTTCCAGTACCGCATAAAACAATAAGATTCGCTGATTTATGAAGTTCTTGGTTTTTACTTCCGCCCATCATTCTTGGGCGCCGATGATGAACTGAGACTGGATAACCTAAAAAATCTCTGCCACATCTTTCACATTTGTAAAAGGCTCTAGCGAGAACTAGGAATCGAGTCTTATCATCAACTTTAAGTTTAGGGTTTGCCATTGGAGTCTCTCGTCTGCGAGGGCGTCCAAGCAAGCAGGGCATACCTTTGCCGTCGTTTGAATCTCCATCTGTAATACCAATCGACAAATCGAAACATCTTCATGCGTCAGGTGCCATCGTCCCGCTATCTGTTTCCAACGGAGCATCTGTCACCCTGTTTCTTTCCATGTACTCCCGAAACTCTTTTTTCCATTTAGCAATAACTTCAGGAGATGCTTTTTGTTTTTCTCGTTCCTCAAACTCTAAACTTAGTAGACGGCTTTTTTCTCTTTCTCTTTCATCAGACATCCTACGACGCCACTCTTTGTTTATGTGTGATGGTTGGATAGCCGTGTCAAAGTTTGCATAATGCCAAGAAACAATTCGCTTCGCTTCCTGTAATGGTAAATCTGAATCAAAAGATTCTGCCCATGCACGAACCTTTAACTCATCTACCTGAATTCGTAAATCGTAAATCCCGATGAAGCCCACAAGGACTGCTATGTCAGAGAGACTCATTGCGGAGTTTTTCTGATAATTCGATGGCTCTAATTGCTGATTGCTCATGTTTTGTTTTAACACCTACTCCCCTTAGAACTAAGTCCATCTGTCTCATAGATGGAACTGTGCCTATGTAATCTAACGCCTGTTCAATTTGTTCGGCTGTGTAGCCTCGCTTCTCTGCCGCTTGGCAGATTGCTAGTAAAGAGTGCCAAGCACTTTTACCCAATGGTTTAACTCTTTGCTTCTCCCACCATTTTCTTGCTACTGCTTCAGAGAGTGCGACAACTGCGATAGCAGTTTCGTCACTCTTCGTTGTAGATAGGACGGATGTATAGGACGGATGGTACGGAGTGGAGTTGGGGAGTTGAACCTCCAAAGTTGGGGAGTTGAGGGTATCTGAGTTGGGGAGTTCTACCCCTCCTAAACTTTGTTCGTCCCCTACTGAGTTGGGGAGTTTCTTCCATAACAACTGGTAGACAGTTGCGTTACCTCGGGAGTTACCCTTGGTAATAATTTTTAGGTGACCGTCGGCAATCATCTCGTTGATGACCTTTCGGACATACTCAACCGAGCATCTACCCTTGGAAGCAAGGTTTGACTGAGAGGCAAAGAATCTTCCGTCATCGTGAGAAATATCTGCGAGCGCAAGATGAATTAAAAGTTTGGTTCCGTCATAAGGCGAATCTGCCCAAACTTTTGTAATCCACCTAATGCTCACAAATCTCCTCCACAATGAGGGCAATTTTTCTTTCGCCCTTGTCTTTCGACTAATCGACCTTCGATACAAGAAACATCTACATAAACCTTGCAACCATTACGAGTCTCTTTGAGACGGGCAATGCGTCCTGATTTATGGAGGACGGACAATACACCCGAAGCGGTTCCGTGGTGAAGTCCAGTTATCTCAGATAACTCTTTCCAAGTAAGCCCAACCAATTCTCTTTGAGATAAAAGGTTTAAGGCTTGTGCTTGACGCAGAGCAGTCTTACCTGACCTGTCTGCACTTAGCGCTCGCTCCCTAGATGTATCTGTTCCGCTATGTCCCGAAGTCCCTGCGTATGGAAGTTCAGGATGAAACAGTAACTCCTTCGACTTTGACTTCATCGGATTCCTCTTCCAATTTTGGTGGGTTAATTTTTATCTGTTGCTCACGGAACTTAAGACGGAACTGCTCTAAAAGTTCGGCGTTGTATTTTTCTTTGTTGGCTGTTATGTACTGACCAACTGATGCCAAGGATTCCAAGTCAGTCGCTTGATGAATTTTTGTTAGCACCGCTGAAGGCGCCATAACATCATCAGAGGAAGAGCGTTCATAGGACTGAGCATCAGGGTCTACTTCATCGGTTGGTAGTGCCAATGATTGAAGTAGGGCTGTACGGAAAGCAACTGACATGGCTTTGGCTGTTGCCTTATCGCCTGAATCCATCGCTTCTCCAACAACTGTTGCTTTGATTGCATCACCGTTTGCACCGATGAATGTATAACTAACTTTGACTTTGACATGTCCCATAGCCGTGCGATTCCGTCCTATCTCAACTGTGTGATATTCGTACTCCTCAACTGATGGAACTACAACCACACCAAATTTTTGCAAGGCTGGTGAGACTGCATTAACTACTGAATCAATCCCACGGAAATTAAATCCTTGAGATGTGTTTTTATCCTTCTTAGCGATACCGCCAACTGCCTTCATTACTTCGCTCAATGCTTGAGCGATTGGTAATTTGTTTTCCATGTTGCCTCTCTCTACTCTGCTATTACGAATGAAACTGAAGTCTCAGCAGGTATAACTTTTACTGCTGGAATAATTTCACCTTGGGTTGATATTACCTTATCTTCAGATTGATTCAAAGCACCTAGGGCTTTTTTATCAACTTCTTTTTTAACTCGGACTAATTCAGGGGCGTTCTTCTCAGCCCACTCGATTAACTTAGATTCATCCTCAATATCGAACTTGACCCGACCTGCGACAGTTTTGATTGTGCCATGGGGCAGAACTATGCTTTTACGGTCTTTAGAGCGCTCCTGAAGGGCGTATGGGCGGAGGTTGGACTCAAACCACTCAGCGTCTCTCTCAAGGGCTGTATTGACCTTCTCAAGCCATTCCATGACCCTTTTAACTTCTCGGTCAAAGATGTCTTTGTTCTCTGCTTGTTTGCGTCGAATTGAGGCAAGTTTTCGCATTGCCCAATCTGCCTTGGAATCATCATCAACTTTGAATGGTTCACGGGCTGGCTCTTCGATGATTTCAAAATCATCGATTGGTGTAACTTCTAATGCGTTGTCCATGTGGACTCCTCTCGTTTGGGGAGAGGATACTAAACCCTAGTTTAGTCTGTCAAGTACCTCAGAACCCGATTATTTGTCCAACATACACGGAGGCACCGACAATCGTGGCAATCATGAGACCGCCGACTGTACGCACAACCCATTCAGAGCGAGACTCCATTTTTTCAAGTCGGTCAGTTATATGAACCATGGCTTGAGAGAATCGCTCTGAATCGGATTCGTAAACATCTTTGCGAAGATAAGTTTGACTCACATTTAGATTCATCTGCTTGACTTCCATGGTCAGGTCATCAAGCCTACGCATTATTTCTCCTAAACTGGGTTTCACTTCTTCGCTCATTCTTTATCTTCTAACCTTCGTAGGCTGGACGAGCCACGCCCATGATTAGTTTGTAAGGTCTTTTCTTTAAGAAAGCGCCATCACCATTTGATTGACTTCCTTTGGTATCTCCACTTGTATTTCCTTCGTAGACCCAAAGAGTTCCTTTACCATCATTTTTTTGAACTATTCCAACATGGTCGGCTTGAGCATCATCATCAAATTGGAAAAACGCAATATCTCCAGCCTGTGCTTGACCAACTGGAACTATTTGTCCTTTTTTAGCAAACCATTTAAGTCCCAAGTCGCATGAAGCAAAACCTTTTTTAGATTGAGCCGCAACTAAGTGGGAAAGACCTGCCTCCTTAAAACACCATGAAACATACATGGCACACCAAGGTTGGTTGTTTAATCCAAACCACTTGCCGAATTTAGTATCGTTATTTGTACCCTCACGATAGTTGGCATCTACCTCGGCTTTTGCAGATGCAAGGACTTTTTCTAAAGACATTATTTTTTCTTTGCCGACTTCTTGGCTGTCATTTTCTTAACAACTGCCTCGGTAACTCCGTCTGCAATCTTGCCAAACGCAGGGTCTTTAGGGTTTGCCGCTCTGATGGCGACTGGGAGGACGGCTGAAACTCCAGCCGCTAAAATTGCTTTAACTGAATCACCGTCAAGTGCAAGGATGTTTCCGCCTGTAATCATGAAGGCTGTTGTAACTGCCGCTAAAAATGACCGTCCGTATGAAGCGAGCATTGCTTTTGTCTTACTGTCCATTGTATCTCCTAATTGTAGGTGGTTAATAATAACCTATGGTTTCTGAACCTAGGTTGCTATATCTCCAATACATAAAATATCAGCCCCATTGGTAAATACAAAAACTGTGTCTCCCACCTGTGGAGCATAACTATGTATGTATTTTACGGAGGGCAAAGTATTTGTATCCCCCGCTATTTGAATATCGATAGTTTTGGGACTGTTGTTGGTGGCAACAACATAAGCCTGACGAAGCCTTAAACTAGGGAAATTGTCCGTGCCCTTAATTTGACCAACAAGATAATTTAAGTCCATTAGAATCTCCTACTTCTACCAATAGCGTTCATAGTACCGTTTGCCCCTAGGGGTATGGTAATTGAGTCAAGACTTAAGATTTTATCAACTCCAATAGGTGAACGGGTTACTTTAACTAAGTCGTAAACATCATGGGCTGGATTTACTATTTGGTCCCATGTAATTTTTTCAGTAGCGCCAATAACTTTTTTCAACTCAGCGGACGCCGCTTCTTGAGCCTCTGCAACTGTAAGCACGGTAGGGCTACTCATGAACTTAGGAACTTCACCGTAAGTTTTGCGATAGGTAGGGGAAGCAGGGTTATCATCCCAAGCCTCACCAATAACACCAATACTTAGATTAGTTCCTTCGCCTGTAAAAATAACTCCGTTATATGAATCATCTGTACTCAAAGAGCGATTGATTTGAATAAGGACTGAATCTGAACCATCTGTGTATTCAGCGACGGCAGTACCCAAGTCAGGGTTTGGAATAGGTCTCATACGAGCAGTTCCGTTTTCATCAAAATATAAATCCATAGCCGCTGACTCTGCAATTTTCAAAGCCTCACGCCAAGGGTCACTAGATTGGTCAAGAGTTGGATAAAGCAAAGTGGTTACTTGATTAGTCGCTGGAAAAATAGTTTTTACTTTTGGATAGCGGTATTTAAGAATCTGTTCAATAGCAGTTTCTTTTGCTGTTCCTGCCTCAATATAAAATTCATGATTAGTAAATTTTGCTCTAGCAAGAATCAAACTTCTATCAGAACCTTTTATTTGAATCTTTATACCTTGAGCGGTATCAACTACATCGACGCTGGTAATTACAAAAACTCCAAGGGGAACTAACTCCTCGGTTCCATCTGCAAAAACAATGCCCCTGTAAATCTTTACTTCACGGTTATACGGGAGAAGGACTGAGGAGATATTGTTCTGAGGAACTAAAGTCCCATCTTTATCAATAAACTCAAGAGTACATTCACGCCGAATAGAACGACGATTATCAATACTAACCTCACCCGATATTGGTTGGGCTGTGCTTAAGATTGTTCCATTCGCCATGTCATAAATTTCAACCTTAGTTTTTGTGACATGGGATTTCCGAATGGTCTCCTTGAAGTCCGAGGAAACTGGATACATTACGGTGCATCAACTTCGTAATAGGTGACTTTAACAACTCTAATTAAGTTGTTAATGTTTCCTGATTCAGTCCATGACCTATCAACAAAACGCACATATTTCTGACGACCTAAAGGGTCATGCACATGCAGAGTTCCTTGATAAGTTAATACTGGATAAAGTGCATCCCAAGCGGTTTCGCCCTGAACTGTTATTTGATAAGTACCATCTACGCCGTAAATAGATTGAGAAATAACAACTGACTTTGAAGCGCCAAGTGGTTTGAATACACCATAAGACTCAACAATGTTTTGATTCAATGGCTGTTCAACAATTATATTATTTACTTTGATAGTTGGACTTTCAGGGGCAGTAAAAGACCAATATGCAGGATTATCAATTAAGATTGGTTCTGAAGTTGTATATGCTGAAGAAATAGTTGCCATTAGATGTCTGCCCTTGCTTTTGCTCTATAACGAATTGTTGAATCAAAAGGTGCCTCAAAGTCATCTATCTCTGCAATTTGTGAACTGGTTGCTGTGACTGGAGAGTTTCGAACTGCACTATAAGTTGTTCCACCATCAACTGAACGCTCAACATCAAAAACAAAATTGCTGAAACCACCACGGGTAAATACAGGCGTATCTCCAGCGTGAAAAGCAATCTTGTCTACATAATGAATTTCACTTGAGCCAGCGCTTGTTACTTTGACAAAGACTTGAGCGTGTGTGGCTGTTGGTGGAGCAAGAACTGTTGCTGTTGCATTTGTCCACGCTGAACTTGTTGCAGTCACTCCAGTTCCATAAGTAGTAGAGATTGTTGTACCAGCGCTTGTTAAATATCTGATGCCAACCTGAGCGGTACGAGATGTTGTACCAGCACGGAAATCTGCCGTAGCGGAGAACTCTTGGTTTGCTGTAACCGTAAATTTTGTTGCTGTGGTTGTTGAGGCAACTATGTCACCCGAGGCACTTGCTGTCATTTCTAAAGAGGCGCTTCCAACTGAAGCCTGAGCCGTTGAGCGAGCAATGGCGCAGTTAGTTACAGCAGTCCAACCAGTTGTATTTGTTTCTAAAGATGCTTGGTTTGCACTCAAAACATTAGTTCTACCGAATACCGTAATAACAACTGCTCCATTGTTCTCATCATAAAAAGCGGTAATCAATGGTGTGGCTGGAGCATCAACATCAATAGTAAATTGGCTATATGCCCAGTTGCTAAAATAATTTGAACCATTTAGTAATTGAGCAACTCTGACATAGGCTCTATAAGTTGTACCATCCGCTAAGTCTGCCTCAAGTGTTTGACCATCATTTGTAGAGGCGACAATGCCAGTCTCGACTGTTGCCGTAGAAGTATCAGGGCTAAAGGTTCCAGCGCCATAAGTTGTTGAGTCAAATACTTTAATTTCGTAAGCGCTTTGTGGGTCACCATCTGTATCTGCATAAGTCCAAGTGACTGACGGGAAAGTTGTATCCGTGATGGTTCCGCTTGGAGCGGTAACTGTAACTGTTGGTTGAGTAGTAGTTACAACATCAACAAACAATTCATAGAGTCCAGCACGGTCACCGCTTGTTGTTGCATTATCCGTAAACTTAACAACTAAATTATCAATTAAAGTTTGTGACCAAGCCTCACCACTTGGGGCAGTTGTAAGTTTGAGGGCAGTATCAACGGTGGTTAAAGAAAGAGTGTTTGCTTTGGAATAAGGAACTGAATAACTAACTGTTCGACCATTACGGTCAGTAATAACACCAAGGCTTAATTGGATACTGCCAGTAGTTCCAATAGTTGCTCGGGCACGAAGATTTACATATTCAACTTTCTCAGTAGCCGCTAAGGTGGTTGTACCAAACTCGGCTTCGTAAGATGCTGGAACTGTTGTACTTGTTCGAGTTATGTAAGTTGAATCGCTACTGTCAGCGAGCGCCGCATGAACTGAACCTGAACCTCCTGAGATAGTAAAGGCAGAGGCATTGTTCCAGTTTGCGTTAGGTCTAAGGATGTAGGTAGCCATTATTTGTTAGCCAACTCCTTCGCCAAGATTGCAAAAGTTTCTTGAATTCTTTGAGTAATTATGTCAGCCTTCTCATCTATACTGGTTGCTCCAGTAGTATCAACATTTACAACAAAAGCACCTTGTTCAATAACAATGTTGTTTCCGCTCACTCCTGAGATTCTTGCTTCTGCATCTGTAACTTGAGCCAGTTTCATTTGAGCGTTAGCAATCTTTTCACCAAAAGCCGCTTCGGAACCAAACTTACCTATTGCCGCACCCGTGATATTTATGGCTCTTTGAATTTCATTTATTTGAGCAATAGCCTCTGCTCCGCCACCGAGAATTGACGCCGCTAGTTGAGCGCCTTTGATTGGTCCTGACTCGATAATGTCTTGAAGGGCTTTTGCATCAAGTCCAAGTGCTTGCAGTTGTGTAATTTGTTGAGCAAACTGATTACTCTTGTTTAATCTTGTTTGCATATTCTCAATGAGAGATTTAGCCTTTGGAATAAATCCGTCAGGCAGTTCTACTCCCTTGAGTCCAGCAAAACCTAAAATTGTGTCTTTGAGTGAGTCAGCAAAATCTTTAGCCGCTTGTTGCAAGTCTTTGAGAACATCGCTCATAGACTCGATACCAGCCTTCATTGCCTCACGGATTTTTTTCATCAAATCGGCTGAACCCTGTATATCTTCAAGAGCGCCTTCATCAATTCCGCCACCTTTAATTTCTTCAGCCTTTGCTTTTTCTTTAGCAAGAATGTCACCAAAGCCAAGACCTTCCTCAAGACTATCTTTGATATTTCCAATAAAATCTTTTAAGCCTTCGGCAAAGTCCGTCTCTTTAGCAAAGACAACCATTTTCTTACCAAATTCAATTAACTTATCTCCTGCTTCATCAGCCTTATTAGCGACTTCCTCAATAAATTTTCCTACGGTTCCAGCAAAATCAAACTTAATTGCAGTACCAAGACCAGCAATCATTTTTTCAAGAAGTGGGGATGCTTTTTTAGCACCTGCAATTAAACCTTCAACAATCTTTGTGCCATTATCTTGTGCGGCTAAATCAACAACCTTTATATTGAAGTCAAGCATTTTGTTTGCAACATTAGAAATAGCACCAGCCGCACCCTCGGAATAATTACCCCAACTTTGTGAAGCCTTAATAAGAGTTTTAGATACACCCGTAATTGCATCAACTGATTTAGCACCAGCATCATCAGATGCACTAAATAAACCTGTTATAGATTTTGCTACACCTTCAAGTTTTGAACTAGCAAAAGCCGCTATACCATTTAATGCTCCAAGCGCCGCACTTACAGCATTAGAAACAATAGGAATTTTCATCAAAGGAGCAGTAACTTTTTTAACCCAGTCTATTACTGTTGTTAATGCGTTATCAAGGAAATTACCTAAGCCACTTGCAACTTTGCCAAATACTCCTACGACACCCTTACCTAGAGCCAAGAACGCTAAGATAACTCCCTTTGCAATAGTCTTACCTACATCTAATAATCTTTCAAAGAAATAAATAGCGGTTGCAATAGCCTTTAAGATATTAGCAAAAGTTGTAACAATAGTAGTAACCGCCAAAGCAATTACTCTAATAATTGTGTTGAATACTGCAATTACAATTTTACGAAGAGTGTCGTTTGTTTCCATCAGAGTAACAAAACCATCAATAACATTTTTAATTGAGGTTAATGCAAATTTAACAAAGGTCAAAAATACATCTATAACAAACTCAAATACTTTTGCTATAACTTCGCCAAAGAATCCAAAGGTTCTCATTGCTGAAGCCAAGGCTTTTAGAACATGACCAAAATACTGAATGATGTAACCAAGCACAGTAATAACTACTTTTGCTACAAAGTTAAAGACCATGCCTACAACCTTGCGGAAAGACTCAGAAGTCTTGTAAGCAACTACAAGGGCTGTGACCAAAGCGCCAATTATCAAAACAATACGCATAATTGGGTTAGCCGCTAGAACTGCATTGAGTCTAAGCATTGACGCCGCAAGTCCATTTGTTGAAGCGATGCTTGCAAGTTGCCCACCAGTCAATAAAACAGTTGCGACTTGCAATAAAGCCTGAGTAAAAGTAACCACTTTAATAGCCGCCGCATGAGCATAGAAGGCTACTGTTGCTAAACCAATAGCAGTTGCTATTCCCGTAAACGCTATGACAAGGATTTGTGTGGCTCTTGCATTGTTTGAAAAGAAACCTGTAATTGTTCTAACGAGGTTTGCTAAACCAGTAAGCGCTTTAGCAATTACACCCGTTATGATTCCTGATAAAATAGATAGCACTCCTCCAACTTGTTGTAATACTGGAAGCAATGGTTTGAAAGCAGAGATTATTTGTCCAACTGCATTTCGTATTTGAGGAGATGTCAATACTACGGTGAAAGCCGTAAATAGTCCTGCATATCGTGATAATGCTCCAAAGAAACCTTGAAAGAATGGCGCCGCTTGCGCTAAAGATTTACCTGCTTTAATACCAAAAAATGTTGTAAAACCAACAGCAATAGGTAAAAGTTTTTCCATAGAAGAGGCTATTGATTTGATACTCACTTCGCTTTTATCTATTTTCTCAATAAAATTTCCAACATTTTCTGCGATTTTTGCAAAAGGGTCTGCCAATTTAGTTAAGACCATTTCCATAGCATCAAGATATTTAGACAAAGCCCCAGTTCCATTAGCCGCTTTTTGGAATCTGTCGTACATAGTAAATGTGGCTAAAATAATTTTTGTAAAAGCCGCAAGCAATCTTTTACCTACTGCCTCTTGCAATTTTCTAGTTGAGTCAGCCATCTCTTGAAGAGCCTTTGATGGACTCTGCATGGCTAACGCATAAGCACCGCTAACCTTGGCGCCTTCTTTTAATACTAAATTAAGAACTGCTTGGCGTCTTTCAGCCATAGTCAAGTCACTAGCGCTCTTGCCTATTGTCCGTCCATAAATAGCAAAGGCTTCGGTTGCTCCAGCCGTAATACCAATCTGACGCAACATTCTTGTTTGACCTGTTGTAATAGCAAAAACCAAAGAATTCAAAGCATCTGCTGAATTAACGCTTGCTGTTACAGATAAGTTCTGAGCGATAGTGGCTAATTGTTGAGCCTCAGATAAATCAACATTTGACTGAGCAAGTTTGATTACTGCTCGTTGCGCCGCTGTTGAGCGAATACCAACTTGTTCAATTTGTGTAACTGCTTCGGCTAATGCGGTATAACCATAGCGAGTTGATTTACCGAGAGCCTGTAAAGCAACATCTAACTGTTGAACTTCAGCCGCCGCTTTGAAAGACTTAGTTCCAAAAGCAAGCATGGCGATTGCAAAACCACCAGCAACCGCTCCTGATGCAACTAGAACTTTATTTAAGTTTGAAGCGGCGGTTTGAAAAGTTTCAGCGCTTTTTGTTGCTTCGCTAAGACCTTTTGTAAATTGTGCGGAGTCAGCCGTTAATCGGGCACGGACTTCCATGGTTGGTGATTCAGCCATTTATCTCCTAGCCTTCGCTTTTCTCTCCGCTTTCTCACGCTCTTTTTCTTTGACAAGATAAAAGGCGTTCCACTCTGTCAATTCCATACTGCTAAGAGGTCGGTGGGCGGGACTTCCGTAAAGAAGTTCACCCACCGTCCTACCTAACTTTTCTGCTATCTCGAAAAGAAACCGTCTCTCAGGATTCTTGAGGAAATCGAGCCTGTGCTTGGTCTACCGCCTTTTCACTAAGACCTGAACTGCCAAGAGCCTTTGTTGCCAAACGCTCAATGACTGCACCATTCTTTGAAAGGATGGCTTCTCGGTCTTGGTCTGTGAAAACTGGCAAGCCAGTCGCAGGGTCGAACACGGTTGCAATTACAGTTTTTGCGTACATATTAGAAACATCAACTTTATCTGTGGATGTAACACCCTCAGTAAGTGTTGCTCTTTGTCCAGCCGTCATAGAACGAATTTCTACTGTCACTCCCCATTCAGGGACTTCCACTAACTCTTTCGTAATATCATCGGCGTCAAATATGCTTTTGCGTAAATCTGTCATTTCTTTTCTCCTTGGACACTAGATTGATTGGTCACGATATTTATTAAGTTTTTTTGAATCAATTCCTACTATGCGTAGGTACCACGGGTTACGGCACCTGTCACTTGGAACTCAGCAGAGTATGTCACTACATCTCCGATAGCACCACTCTTCTCGTAAGAAGTAAGGTATGCCTCTCCTGTGTACTTAACATAAGTGCTTGTTGAACCTTCAGGACCATACTCGAATGAAACTGAAGCCGCTTGACCAAGAATTCCAGCCAAGTGAGCATCAACTGTTGCATCAAAATTTCCTGAGATAGAAATAGTTGAGTCAGACAAACCAACTACATAAGACTTTGCAGAACTTCCAAAAGCGGAAGTTTCGGCGGTGTCTACTGATTGTGGGAATGAGACATCGGTAAGGGTGTTGCTAATATCGGTAAGTGTGCCACCTGAATTATCTACTTTGAATACGGTGGATTTACCATGACGAAATGTAGGCATTGTTTTTTTACCTCCTAGTAAAAGCCACCACAGGGGTAGCCGAGCCTGTTGAACCTGCGACTGTGTAATTCACTCGTAGGTATCTGTTTATTGTTGTACCACTAGCAACCTCAACTCTTTGTGAAGTTTTGCTTGTGCTTGAAACCACGGTAAAAGTAATCAAGTCAGCAAAGGTTGAGTTATCTGCTGAATGTTGAATTTTTACTGTGATATTTCCATTGCGTGTATTTACTGGAACTGACAAGAATCCTGCTCCGCCATTAGCGGTTGAGGCTCCATTGTCTACGCTTGTTCCATTTCCAGTTGCAGTCACAGTCGAACCTGAAGAAAGAATCTTTCCGTGTTCTACTGCATCTGTTGATTGGAATTCTGCGCTTGCTTGGACAATATCTGCGATGGCACTTGAGATTTCGTAAGATGTATCGTCCGCTTGCAACATAATTGCACCTGCACCATTTGAATGACCTTCAGGAGCAACAATTAGTTTAATTTTTGTGGCTGAACCAAGAGCGTTTGCAAAGAATTGGTCAGTACCAACTGATGTTGTTGATTCAAACATACCTGATAAAGAGACTGTTCCATCTCGATGACCGACTACATAAGTTTTTGCACTTGTTCCAAAAGCGCTTGTCTCAGCAGTATCTACTGAGGTAGATGCGCTGACATCATTAAAGTAGGTAGAAAAATCAAACTCATCAATAAAGATATTGACATTTTTACCGTGGCGAAAAGTAGGCATTATTTCTCCTCAACTGGGCGTTGATGTGGTGTGCCATCTTGAAGGAAACCATCGCCATCAATATCTTCAGCGTTAGGGTCGAAACCATCTTCGGCGATTGGTTCTTCAACCTTTTCGGCTACTGGTTCGACTTTTGGTTCTTCTACAACTGGCTCTTCTGATTTCTTACTTGGCTTGTCAGCATCTTCAATAATTCCTGATTCCAAAAGCCATTTAACCGAGGTTGCAGGTAAGTCATCTACGACTTTTCCAGCCTCGGCTCTTTTATTAGGTGGGTAATCAATACCTTGTAAGACTCGATAACGAGCCATCTGTACCTCCTCCGTGACGGCACATAGATAGCCCAAGTGACCGTCAGGTCACTCGGACACGGAAGAGACGAAAAACTCGGGCGACTAAGCGCACATTGGGTTCAGTATAGCGTATGGATTTTTAGACGGCTTTGCATCGAGTAAGAACTGTTGAGAAGGTTCCCTTGTATTCATCGATACCTTTAACGGTTCCTTTTAATTTTAACTTGGAGCCAATTTCCACATTCAAGCCACGGCTGGAGAACCACTTTAACTGATACTCCCCACTTTCAAAGGTGTACAAAGTAGTCAATCCAAACTGAGACTCGAAGGTATTCTCGCCAAGAACGGTTACCTCTACCTCAATTTTTTCTCCAACTGGAGCCAAAATCTCGGACTTGTAAACTTTCTTCTCAATCTTCTCTTCAGTTTGACGCTGGTAAGCCTTGAGCAAACTTATCAAGATTCCCGCTGTACTGTACTTTTGGAAAGCCAATCCGCTGACAATCCTGACATTCTGTGCGTAACCTGAATCGCCTTCGAAGTTCTTTCCAAACTCAAGCAATTCCTGAGCCTTGGCACGGTGAGCATCTGTGACTTCTTGCCCTACTAATTCTTTCCATTTGGAAAGCCCGTGGAAGCCACCGTTTAATTTATCCCAAACAACCTCTTTTGTAGAAAGACCGCTACCTGAAGGAACATAGCCAGTCTTCTCAACTGCACAAACCGCTGTTCCTAAAACTCCTAAAGTATCGAATCCGCTGTAACTGCCACCAGTAAAACCACCAAACTCCTGTTGGAAATCTTCTTCGGTTACCAAGGCTGAGGCGCTGAACTCCCAACCAAGAAAATCTTTGACGCAACTTGAACCGACCTGACTTATTTTGCCTTCTTGGTTTTGAATAAAAATAACCTTGGAACGAGAACGAGTCTTTTGGCAATGCTCGCAGTAACCAACCTTTACATCTGATGGCTTGATTTCGATTCCACCTGCGATGTTTTTTGTTAAAGCCTTGCCCTCAATAAACTCAGCAACTCCGACAAACTGCCAGCCGTTGAACTTGACTGGCTCACCTTCGATTACTAAAACTAAATACTCGCCTTGAACGCCATTTACTATTTCTGAGCGTGATTCAATACGAACCTCAAACCCGCCACTTAAACCTTTGCTTTTGCCACGGGATGCAAGTTTTTGAGCCTTGGATAAAGTCTTCGCTACATCAATCTCTGAGATTCTGAACTCTTTCATGGCATCACCTTTCTGACACCACAAGTATATCAAACTGGGGTTAGGAATTCAACCTTCTTAGACGCTCTTCCTGAATCATGCCTAGAGTAAGGAAGTAGCCAATCCCATCTACCACCGTGTCGGGCTTAGATTGATTGACCTCACGGGCTACCTTCATTCCGACCATACAAAGGGCAACCTGCTCGGCAGAAACCTCACAGCCGAGGATTACAGACCATATCTTTGAGGCACGGGTAAAGTTATCAAGCGGATGCCCATAGGCGTCCTGTCGGTCTCCTGAGACCAATTCTGCGGCGTATGCGGCTATATCTCTTGGGTCGTTCATAATAGTTGGATGTCCGACACTCCCTGACTGCTCACAACAAAGGTCAGGACTCCCACATCCGCAATCTCCCCCGTTGATTGTCTCCACCACACGCTTCCTCCGTCGAGGGCTGGTGCTTGTAGCCATTTGACTCCTCCCCAATCTGATAGACGAAATGAATGATAATGCCCAGTTACCAAAATGTCACAGTCGCCAATTTTTTGACGACCTAGTGTTTGGTCAGCAATCCATCGACGCAACTTGGCTTCAGGGCTTCCTGCGCTTCGGGCTAGATGACCGTGGGTAATTCCAATAATTTTTCCTTGAACTTCAATAGTCAAACTTAACTCATCTGTTGGGATTGCAAAACGAATATGACCGTATGCTTCAGGGTTGGCTTGGAAGATTTCTGCAACTGACTCAACTAGGGCTACATCATCATTATCATTTAGTGTAGTAAAGGCTTTACCGTTTTTTCGGTTCTCCCCATGGTTTCCACCAATAGCGGCGACTGTAATATCAGGGACAACCTTTGACCATCGAATAAGGGCATCTCTTAAAAGACGACGAGCAATTTTTACTTGGTCTCTTCTATCAACTTCAACTGTAAAAGTTTGAATGTCATAATGACCATCGCATCCTTCAACTAAATCACCAAGACATAAAACCGTAATTGAATCTATCGGACGACCAATTTTCTTTAATTCTTTGATTCTGAACTCAACATCATCAATAGCCTGAAGCCATCGACCAACTAAACCTTTTAGACCATCGCCATCTCTTTTACCTACCTGCCAGTCCGAGGCACAAACTACTAGAGAGGCACCACCGACCATTGGCTTGCGCTCACGGGGTTTATGTTTTTTAATCTCTTGGATAAGGGCTTCAATATCAGCAAACTCTTGTTTGCCTTTGCGAACTACTTTACCTTTCCATTGGCGATTTAGAATTCCTAAAGTATCGCCCCACACATTGAAAAGAACTGGTTCTACTACTTGGAAATGTTCAGGGTCAAGACCCCACATTCGTAGAACTCCCGACCAATCAGGGGCATTATCGCCCTCCATTGGCTGAGTTGTAACTGTTCCTTCTTCACCTTGCCAAGTAACCCCAGGTAACCACTCCGCTTGTCTTTGACGAGGTTCAGTCTTTTGAACTGAATTCATCTCGGATGTCTTGAGTAAATTATCTAAGGCATCATCTAAATTCATTTAAGCGGAACCACCAAATTGTCTATTGGACACTTACAACCCTCTTTACCCATAAGTCTGCGTCGATGTCTACGAAGTACATCAGAGGATGATACTGCAAGTCCGTAAGCAATCATAACTTGAGCCAGTTGAGATGAATCAACTGTTGAGTTACAAAAAATTTCATTTAGTTTATTACGCAATGGTTCATCTAACTGTTTAACCATTTTGCCAATAGAACAACCTTCTTGCTGTCGTCCTCTACCAACTAAAGAATCTAAATCCTTAAATAAATCAACCTGATTTATTTTTAGATTTACAGCGGGGGCATCTGATACTCCACGGGCGGGTTGCGCTTTCGAAGAGGAGCCTGTCGCATTTCCAGCATCGCTGGAACTCATCCGTTGTTGCGTTTCTGCCATAAGGGTCTGCCACTCTCTCTATCGGAGCCTGTGGCTCCTCGTTTACATTCGTACTAGACATCGGAAATTCACCGAAACTAGAGGACGATACTTCGGGTCTACTCCTAACAAGTTTACTGAACCCATCGGTTCAATCCTCATAATATGCACCCCTGAGACAGTTTGTTCAAGCACCGACGCAAGTAAAATGCGAATCGTGTCGGCTTTATCTCTAGCCGTTGGGTAATCTTCACGAGTCGCCCGAGCGATAATTTGAAGCATTGGATAATCAATTCGGATACCGCCGTTGCCCATAGTAAATGTTGGGGAACTGCCAGCGTTCTCATAAATAGCCACGCAAGCATCGGGGGTCTCAGGAAGGGTGCCTAGAAATATATTTGTTCCAAGGGTGCCTTGAGAAGCATGGGCGCCAAAAGCGCTTGAAGTGTTTTGTAAGTAATCACCTACTGATTCAAGAATAGTTGCCATTAGCCCCTGTGACCTTTCTGTATGATGTCGATAATTCTACCCTTTATGTTTTCTTGGATAGTGGACATCGCTTCCATGACTGGTTGCTCAAGGTATTTAGCCTGTGTCGGTGGGTTGTGATAGTTACCAATAATCTCATGAACATATAGGGCGTAAGGTGCGGCTGGACCTCCATAGAAAATATCTACAAAGTAGCCTTGGCTTCCCATTTGTGGGGCAGATACCCCACCTGAACCACGAAGAACTCCAGTATCAACTGGGACTAAAATCTGTGATTTAGCAAAAATTAAATTGGCTTCTTCCCATATTGCTTGGGCTATTGCTTGAGGGGTATTTTCCTTACCAGCCTCTAAAGCATTGACTAACTCTTTGTCGCCAAATAAGTCCAGTCGAAAAGACGACTTTGCCATAACTACCGCCCAAATCTGATTACGGTGTGATGCGCTCCGTTTTCGTCTGCGATGTTATCAACTGCATTGATTGTAAAGGTGTCCGCCCCGACGACCATTCTATGACCTACCGTTATTGAGGTAGCGGGACCATAGGTGATGAATCGTCCAATATCTACAACTTCAACTCCTTGAACATCTTTAGATTTAACTGTGTCATAAATTAGGCGACCTGTAACAGTCACATTTGTATTGGAAGCACCAAAGGTAGGTTTGTTGTATTTATCAACAGACGCTTTGGGTGTAAAAACTACCGAGTCGGTCATGAACTCGGCTACCTTTGGATATATCGCATCCATAAGTAATCCTATTCAGGAACTCGTTGTTCGTAATTGCTATTTGGATTATCTGTGATACCAACATAGAAATCGGTATTGTAATCGTCAATACTTCTATCATCTGTGGACTTAAGGCTTTCAGAGTTAGCCCATGGGCTAGGAGGAGACTTACGCATTTGACGGCGTAACAAACTCTCAGCCAATTCTTTATAGTGAGTTACCTTTGAAGAATAAGACTCAGAAACAGATATATCGCCAACGCTCTTGGAACTACTATCTGCTAAACGACTAAAGCGAGCAATAAGGATTTCAGCGCACTCTCTAGCGGCGTTATATGCGTCGCCACCCCACTCAGTAATTACATAATTTAATTCTTCATCGCTGAAAAGAGCATCTGTGGAATCTGTATCGTTTAGAAGAAAACGAACATAGTTACGGGTGGAGGTACTTGGGTCACCCGAATAAGTAAAAGTCATTACATGCCACCTAGCATTAAAACAGATGTTCGAACAAAGTTTTGGTTGGCAAGAGTATCTGACTCATTAGGAAGGGTAACTGTTACATCTGAAGTTGGCTCTCCAGCAGATAGAGTCAATTCATAAGCATCGGCTGTTGTACCTTCAAATACGATTGCATCATTGAAAGCAATTTGTAGCCCTGATTGCTGACCAGTAAAAGTGGCATTACTAATTGTTGGTGAAGTTAGAGTCTTGTTAGTTAGCGTCTGAGTTGTATCGGTTCCAACAAGGGTTGTGGTTGCGTTAGGAAGAGTGACGGTTCTATCTGCTGTTGGGTCGGCAACTGTAAGAGTTGTCTCAAAACCATCATCTGTTGAACCTTCAAAAATAATGTTACTGCCAGCGCCAAGAGTTACTGTTGAAGTAAATGCTGGAGATGAGGCAAGGATGTAGTTATCTAACTCGCTATCTACATCTGTCGCTAAATTAAGAATATCAGTATGAACGGCAGGGTTATCTCCCGCTGTTGGATAGCGTAGACCTTTGCTCGTTGTACCTGCCATGACTTATACTCCTTTACAAAATGCTTTAGCCAGCGATGGCTTTGGCTTCATCTTCTGTTAAACCAAGTTCAGCAAGTTTGGCAAGAGCAGATGCTTTAAGTTCAGCCTTGGCTTGTGCTTCGGCTTCTAACTTAGCACGCTCAGCCTTAATTGCCGCACCTGTTATTTCTCTGTTTTCAATTTCTTCTGCTGTCATTTCTCGTTCAATTACTTCACCTGTGGTGCAGTTTGCTTCTATTACGATATTGCTCATTTTTTCTCCTTAGTTATAGTCCTGAAATGCCGTATAAAGATATTCTTGATTGTGCATCTATATTTACACCACTAGTAAATGTTACTCTGTTGATTGCGGCAGTTTGATTCCAATGATTTGCTTTACCAAAATGGTAAGCGGTGTTAGTTCCTGACGCATAAACAGATTGCATACTACTTTGCCAAGAAGGTTTTGGATAACTTGTATTGGCATAATTAGGAATACACAAAACACCTACACCATAAGTTCCTGCGGCATTGCCATTTCCGTTTATTGTTATTCCAAAATCAGCAAAAGGTCCACCACCAGCGTTCATAGCACCATTATTATTATTATTAAAATAATAACCTTCTAACATATCAGCACCAGAACCGTTTAATGTAATACTAAATCCACCACCTTGTGCGGCGGCATCAGTATCTCTGCAACTCCACATAAACATTAAATGCTTGTAAGTATTGGGTATTGAAGTAAAATCAAATACCCCACTTGAACCAGTACCATTTATAGTTTGAATTAAAGTCATTGATGATGGCATTTTATTCCGCCTTTATTCCATAGAGGTCAAATCTACTACCAGTTGCTATATCAGCACCAGCCTCCATTACTAAAGTAATATCTGTAATAGCACTCAAATCTCTCCATTGACCATAACCATTAACCACGCTATTTATAGAAACATCTCCGCTTCTACCCTGAGTATGTTTATAGACATTAGTATTTTTATATTGCATTATGTTCATTTCATGCGCACTAAATCTAGCGGCAGAAGTCTTAAATTGTCTTATTTCGTTAATTGTTGCATTACGCCCTACTTGCAAAGTACCATTATAGTTTTGAACAAAAGTGTAAGTATAAAGATTACCTGAAGCATTATTATTAAATCTTACATAACATTCATAATTATTGCCTGTTGTGTTTTTTAGATAAGCAATTATTACTAAGTCGGTGTAGGTGCTGGGAATACTGTTCCAAGAAAAAGTGCTGATATTACTTGCGGCAGTATAAGTTTTTATTGCTTCATAAGTTGCGGTTGCCATTTTTATCCTCTTATTCCATATAATGCTACATGGCTATAAGCCTTGAAGTTCAAAGTAGGCTCAATATAAACTTCCATTGAAGTTATTGCTTCATTTGCAGTATTAGAAGTCATACCCGCTTCCGCAGAGGCTACATAACCACCTGAATTTGCCGCACCAGTCCAACCCATTAAATTAGGTTTTTTATTTGTATTCGTATAATCCATGAAATAAAGAACAGCCGTGCCAAAAGAGCCTGTGTAAGTGCTTCCATTGCTTATGGCAGATAATGAGGAATAAAAGGCATCATTACCAACAGCGTTACCTGATGCGGCAGTAAGATTGAAATTACCATACGCAACTCTCCAATAATTTGCGCTTCTGCCATTAACTCTAATTCGTAAATAATCCACATCATTAACAGTTCTACTTTCACCGTATAAAATTCTTAATTGTAGATGTTTGTAAGTTTGTGGAATAGAATTAAATTGTGCTGAGAAGAAAGCACTACTGCTGGTTACTGTTTGAATTGACTCAAATGTCTCACCACCACCACTACTACTAACAACTCTAAATCCGCCGAAACCTTGAGCAGAGGCTCCCGCTAGTGAACCGATAATCGGTGACATGGAATCCCCTTAAGCGAACTTAGTTTGTGTTTCTAGGACGGTAAATGTAGCAGAGGCAGTCTTGATAATCGTGAATGAATACGCATCGATAGCCGAAGCATTTCCAGCAGAAATCGCCGCTGGAACTTTAGGAGTTACTGCGTTACCATCAATTTGAATAACATTTGGATAGTAGGCAGTTGCGCCATTCGTGTTGAGCCATACAACAGTAATTGCGTCGCCAACAGCCAAAGCGCTATTCAAAGTAGTGCCTGAATTATATCTAAAATTCAAAGTATGATTAGCGGTTGCGTTTGATGTGTAATACCAAACGGATGCTGTTGCTATATCAAAGTTAATAGTTCCAGTTGCCGCAGAAGCAACAACATTTACATCTTCTTCAAGACCTCTAATTACAGAATCAACTAGAGTTCCGCCCGAAATAGCAGGTGTAGCGATTGTTGGGCTTGTGCCAAAAACAAGAGAACCTGTGCCTGTTTCGTCAGTAATTGCTGAGATTAAATTAGCACTTGATGGTGTTCCTAAAAATGTTGCTACACCTGTTCCTAGGGAAGTAATACCTGTTCCGCCGTTAGCGACGGGTAAGGTTCCTGTGACGCCAGTTGTCAAAGAAACATTTGTAATTGTGTTATTTGAACCGCTAATTGTCTTATTTGTCAAAGTGTTTGCGGCAGAAATCGTATCAACAACAACACCTTCGATGGTTACAACACCAGCAGAACTTCGTGCGATAGTAGTATCGGTTGCGTGTCCAAGTTCAATCGTTCCTACGCCGATTGCCGCAGATGTAGAGGCACTAATTCCGCTTACTGGTAAACCAGTTCCATTAGTAAGAGTTACAGCAGATGGTGTACCAAGATTGGGGGTTGTAAAGGTTGGACTATTAGTGAAAGCGAGAACGCCTGTTCCTGATTCATCAGAAATGATACTTGCTAGGTCGGCAGAACTACCAACCTGTAAGTTTGTAATTGATACTTTGCCATTGGTTGTAATTGCCATATTATGCTATCTCGCTTCCGAACGCATTGAATGAAAAATTTCCTGATGACGCATAAACAGTCACTACATCCGAAGCATCAATAGTGATACCTAAAGTGTAGGCGGTGACTGAGTTTGCTGGAATTGTTGCGTCATAAACTAGATAATGTTCTGTTGCTAAAGTTGCTCCGTTTGGACGAACTGCGATTCTGTATGTGCCTGAAGTACCCGCTTGATTGGTAACTGTTATGGTCGAGATAACCGTTTGTGTTGCGGCGGGACAGGTATACAGCGTCGTGGCAGTCGTCGCACTAGGGTTTGATTGTCCTAGGACTTTGTAGGTAGTTGCCATGCGGTTATCCTCCGATTAGAAGTAATGGACTGATTGTACCAGTCGCAGTATTTGTGGCTGTTGTTGCACTTGCTGAAGCCGCTGACTCATAGCCCTGAGCCGTAGTTACAAAGGTGGCAATATCAGCGCCATCTAAACTGTAAGTACCAGCGGTTAAGGCGGTATAGGTAGCAAACGCAGTATCTAGCGCTGTATAAGTAGCGTATGTACTAGGGATATACCAATACTTGCCCGTAGCAAGAATTTTGTCTGTTGTCTGATTGATTTCAACATCGAGGGCATCAATATCTGCCTCTAGTGCGTTCCAAGATGTTTGGTCGATAGCCTGAGTGAATGTTTCACTTAATGTAGGAGTTGGGCTTAAATCTGCTAAATCTAAAGAGCCTACGGTGTCATAAGGAACTGAAATTGTGTAAGAGCGACCCCCAGGAAATGATTCTTCAACTGTATAGGTAAAAGGGATTGGAACTGTGTCAGGGTCATTTGTAGCAGGAAGGGTTACCGTAAAAGCACCGCTACTTAAACCAACAACTACACTTGATGGTGCAATCATTTGGTCATCAGTACCATTACGGATTACATCTCCTAAAGTAAATCTAACCTGACCTTGGATTGGATTACCCTCAAAATCTACATAATTACCAGTAATTTGAACCGTGGTTAAACTCGGTGCGAGCGCCATTTATGCACCTACCAAAAAGAACAAATCAAACTTAGAAGCAACTGCGTTCTCTGCCGTTTGCTTATGAACTAAAGCATTATCAACTGCAAGGTCGAGGGCATCAGCATTGGTTTCAGCGCTGTCTGTCGTAACCTCAAGTTCAATCAATAAATTGTTATAGGTCGTGTAATCGGCTATGGGTACATACGGCTCTGCCACTTTAGACTCCCATTAACATAAACTGATTTGAATTATAGTTACTTAGAGAAGCCGCCGCTGTTGAGGCATCTGAGGCATATCCCTCGGCATCATCTACATATTCATCGGCGTCTACCACAAGCACACGGATGCTCTCAGCATCGTTGTAACGGGCTAATAGAGCCTGATAAGCGTCTACTGACACATAACTAGCGGCGTCCGCTGAAGATAGCGCAGGGAGTAAATCTGCAAGGTTTTGGGTGGTTCCTGCGACTGATAGAGGCAAGGCAATCTCAATAGTTCTACCACCAGTAAAGTTTTCTTCAATAGTGTAAATAAAAGGTTGGGGTATTACATCTGTATCGCTTGTTACAGGTAAAACAACACTAAAAGAACCACTTGAATCAAAAGTTTTTTGAATTACAACTGGGATTAAAATGACATTGGCTGTAACTTCTTTGAGGATTGTTTGAGGTGTGAAGTTGATAGAACCACGAACAGGGTTACCAACTAAATCAACATAAGTACCCACAACGGTGCAAGTTGATAATGATGCTGGTAACGCCATAATTTAAGCGCCTTGTCTGAATACATTTACAGTTTGTGTGCTAGAGGCTACAACACCAAAAACTTTTTCTCCTTGTTGTAACTCCACAGAAAAACTTGTTCCCCCAAGCAACTCATAACCATAACTTGTTGTTGTTACTCCTGCACCACCTAAATAGACAGTTGCTCCCGCTGAGGGAACCTGAATACTAATTGTCTGTCCATCTCTTCCATCCGCATCGGATGTTAATTGTGTAGCGGTGGTTCCTACTGAAACTCTTTGGTGTGATACTGCCATATAAACTCCTAAGAAAAGAAAGGGCGACTCATTTTACCGAATCGCCCTTTGCACTATTCAGCGACTTCTTTTGATTTTTTTGTAGCCTTTGGCTTTGGAGCCTCTGCTACTTTTTCTTCAACTACATCTTCTTCAATCAATTTGATGTAGCGATTATTAGCCAAAGCCTTAGCATGACGCCAACCCTTGACTTCTACAATATCTCCAGCCACAAGTTTGCGACCTTCAACAATCATTGATTTAAGAATTTGTGCTTTCATATTATGCGGTTGTGTCAATCCAGCAATATGAGAATGTTGCCGCCGCTTGGTTAATTGAACCTGCGGTTGGGTTGTAAAGATAAACGGTGACTGTATCTGCGGCTGTAACTGCGGCGCCACAATAAATCAAGTCATCATTTAAGTCTGATGGTGGATTCACAATAATGATGTCGGTTGTAGCCGCACCAGTCAAAGTAAAGGTTGTTCCACCACGGGTTGTTGCGTTGATTGAAGCAGGGTCGATTGATACAGTTCCAAATTCGATACCGTAAACGGTGTCGTTATCGCCAACTTGTAATGCGCCTACTGCTACTTCACCCTTGGAAAGTCTGTTTACTAATGCCATTTTTTCTCCTAAATAAAGGAAGGGAGTGAGACCTTCAAAAGTCCCACCCCCTTCGTTTAACTAATTAAGCGACGATGGTATTCCAAAAGTAGCCAAGGTCAGAAGAAATAACTTTGTTATCGAAAGCGATTTCTGCTTCTACTCGGTCTGACTTAATGGATTCCATACGGAACTGTGAAGTTCCGATTGTTGCACCTAATCCACCTGATACACCAGTCCATGCGAATGTGTATCCAGCGGAAGGGGTTAGTAGTCCAGGCTGTGGAGCAACATGGCATAGAAGAGCCTTCTTGCCGTGTGCAAAGGCATAAGCCTCTGATGCACCTTCGTTGTTTGTTGCCTTGACTGCCTTAGCAACCATAACTCGAGGAATGTCAAACATTGCGGCTAACATGTCGGTTGTGATTGTTTGTGAAGATGTGTACTTGATGCGGTCTACTAGGTCAGGGTGGTTCTTTAGTGCCTTGAATACATCGTATCCAAGAACCAAAGTGTTTGCTTCCATTCCTGTGTTTCCTAGGATTTCTGCCTTACCATTTTCAATATCTGAAATTGGGTCAGAAGAAGTGTAATCAGACCATTGCTTTGTCTCACCTGAAGATGGGGCGCCAGCAACACCTGTTACATCGTCAGCCCATACACCAGTTCCGAAGAAATCGGATACCCATTGTAGTTCACGACGAAGCATCAAACGACGAGTAACGAACTCTGTTGCCTCACGAAGAGGGTTTAGAGGAGCGTCTGCGTTTGCAACAGTTTGGTCATCAACATCTTTATGGAAAGCCCATACATCTGCTGAATATGTTCCTGTTGATAGGTTGTAACCGCCACCTGCGGATTCAGTTCCAGGCGCACGGCGTTGAGCCTCGTCACGGAACCAATCGTTCTTGGTGTAAGTAAAGTATTTATCGCTCTTCTTATCGACAGGGATTACTGGGAATACCTTGTCAGCGATAAAGTTATCTTGGTTTTGTAAATATGCAACCGAGATATTTGTAAGAATTGCGTCCACATGGACGGAGTTAATGTTTGGCTGTGGCATTTATTTTTCCCCCTTATGCCGCTCTGCCTGGATTAGCGCAGTTGATTACGGCTGTGACGATGTTTCCATCTGCCGCAGATTCGGTCAGAAGAGTTCCAACAACATACTTAGTGGTATCTGTACCAGCAACCAAGGCTACTGCCTTGCCTGTTGCAGATGTGCCAACAAGTGCGCCTTCGCCGATTGCCGCTCCCGCAACAATCTTTGTTCCACCGACAACAAGCACTTCTGCTTCCTGTCCTGAAGTTGGAGCATTTTGTAGTACGCCGATTGGAATATCAGTAGCGCCTGATGCGGCAACTGCTTGTCCTGATGAATCCAACTTGACGAATGTGTATTGCTTACTGGAAAGGTCGGCACCTGCAACGAGGGTGACCTTTACCGAGTAGTTAGAGATTTCGTATGCCATGTTTTAGGCACCTTTCTCGGATAGGTATTGGCTGTAAAGGTCAGGGTTTTTTGACGCAACATCAGCCATCGCCTGAGCGAATGACTTTGCTACACCCTCTTCAACGGCAGACTTAGCAAGCGTAGTCATACGCTCATAAGCATTGCCTGATTTGAAGTCCGCAGATTTGCCGATTTCTGCAAAAATAGATGCTGATTCTGCTTGAGCGTTTACTGAAGAAAGAACTTCTTCAATGCTCTTTGCTAACTCTGAATCAGTTTCGGACAAACGACGAAGCGCTGGTCCAACTTTCTCTGCATCGAAGTTGAGGTTAGCCCAACCCTTTGCTTTTTCAACGGCTTGAGCATCGGCACGGGCTTCACGCTCTTTGCGTAATTCAGCGGTTGCCTCCTCTGCCTGTTTTCTCAAGTCTTCAATCATTTTAACAACTGGAGCAGGAGCGGACTTCATATAGTCCTCTTCTTCCTTTTTAGGTTCCTTTGAGTCTTGACCCATCGCCATTTCAACTTCCAATTCAGGTTTTTCTTCCTTTTCGGCGAGTTTGGCTTCGAGTTCTGCGATACGGGCTTGCGCCGCCGCTAGTTCTTCCTCAACGGTTTTTTCAACCTTATCTTCAGTTGCCTCGGTAGTTTTCATATCCTCCATATTGGAGTCCTCCTCGGTCAGCGATTTGTCGAGAACCCTCTGAACTTCAGATTCGGAGGCTGACTTCATTACAAGCCAACCCTCATGTAGATGCGCTGGATGGTCTACGCCACTCGTTTCCTCAATGGCTAAATTCACCATTTTGCGGGTACGGGGTTTTGCCAATTTATGCTCCTAACAAACTAGAGGAAAGTCTTTTAGCATAGGGCTAATAAAACTAACCTCGGGTCTTGACCAACAAATAATAACACAAGTGTAATTCGAGCCTATTTACTGATTGGTTAGAACCCTCGTTTTAGCCAATGCTTGAATCAAATTAGGGGCAATCCACATAGAAAAAGGGTTCTCGCTTTGCCAAAATCTAGCCATTCTAAAGTGGAAATCATCTTTGTCGATTTTTGCCCATATAAAAAATGCTTGAGTGTCGTTGGGTAAATAAACCTGTATCCCTGCATACCCAGGCGGGGTTGTCACCTTGGTGACGGTTAAATTCATCGAGGTCAAAACTTGGATGGTGTCATCAATTATCGATGCACTCATCATTTTCTCCTCGGTTTCAAATCCATAGTGTCCATGTACTTTGGGTCATCATAATCTAAATCTTCAAACTCACCTTCAGAATCATCCTTGTATGGAGTGAAATTTGGTTTTGGATTCTTTGCCTCTGAAGAATCTTCTCCTTCAGAATCGTCTGCGTTGTATCGGTCTCCATGACTTGATTGGTCATGGTCGCCGTGCTTTTCAATCTCTACTTTTTTTTAGAGTAGAAACCTTATGTCCAACTTTAGTGTCAGTTGGTTTTCCATCACGGTACAAAACAATTAAAGCGGCAGGGTCTTCTTCAGTTCCTTGGATGTTAAAAGATGAATCAGGAACATTGATGCGACCTGAGCGAGCAATTCTTAAAACTTTGCCTTCTGCTCTGCCACCTGATGATTGCCATGAAACCATGTCACCAACTGAAACCGCTTTGTTAAAAGGTAAATCATTTAGGGCTTTGTTAATTGCAAAACCCAAACGACGCTGTGCTTCCATAACC